AAACTGTATAAAATAATAGTGAAATTGCTTGATTTTATACGCAAAACTGTATAAATTTGGCGGTATTAACAATTAATTAACACATATATGGAGACCAATAGTAATGCTGATAGTAGTCTTATTAAACCTACTATATTTCCTTTCAATATTAATCCAAAAGATTATAGTAATAATGCTTTTGATGAACTACAACAGATAGCTAATAAGTATGGAGTAGATATTGTTCTAATTAAAGACGAAAAGGTAAGATATACTGGTAGCTTTATGCAATTATACTTTGATGGGATGTCTAATCTAAGATATTTAAAAACTCATGGTTTATCTATGTTGAACTATATTTATAGAAATATTAAGTTCGATTCTAATTGGATAGTATTAAATCAGACTAAAATTTCAAGAGAACTATCTGTTAGTCAACCTAGAATAAATGACGGCATTCAACAACTTATAAATGCTAATTTTATTGCTAAAGCTGTTAATGATAAAAATAATATTTATATTATTAATCATAATATGATGTTTATGGGAGATAGAAATAGATTCATATCTGAATATATCAAACTATATTCTAATAGATAGCTAAAAATTACAAACTTTTTTAAGTATATAAATTAGCCCGAATTACTCTCACGAGCAGTTCGGGCTTTCCTATGAGTTGTAATATTAAGTAGTTAGTTATTCTTCATCTTCATCAGTAATCATATTAGCAACAACTTGACCTAAACCACTAAACGGACTACTACGTACTTTATAGTAACTATTATTAGCACCAAGTCTTTCATGTTTTATAATTTGATTAACTAATGGTACTTGTTTAAAGAAATTTACTACAAGTTTATTTTCACCTGAATAGCTTCCTGAATTATAATATAAATCATCAGGATTACCAGTAATAATATAGCTACAAAGTGCTCCTAATAATCTAAGATTATCTTGCGCAATACTTAATGCAGCAACAGGTTGACTATATAGTTTCTTACCTTCATTAACTATTCCCCACGGAGTATATTGAATAGTTTCAGACATTAGACGGTCAGCACTATATAGGATATAGTCAGCTACTTGTGTAGAATCATCATCGTCATCTAGCATTAATTTTCCTACTACAAATAGTGCTACTGCTTTAGTAATAGCTATCCATTCACCTAAACATCTACGAATATTAGCTTTATCATATTCAGGAAGAATATTATAATAAGTAGTAAGATTAGCTACAAAATCTGCATAACCTTTAGCAATACCTTGAAGAGTACGAACTGCTTGAAGTTCATTACTATTATTTAATTCATAATACTTCTTGAACGGCATTGCTATAAATTCACCTAGACTAACATAAGTACCTTTACTAATAGATTCTCTAGTTTCATTATATATACCATCAAAGTGACCTAAACGATAACCAAAACGCTTTTGATAACCAGGAACTAAGTGTTTATGGAATTGCATTAGTAATGCTCCCCACCAAGACTGCTGTAATTGATTAGCACCTACCTTATCATAGATACCATGTATTTGATGATTAACTGATATAACCTTATTACGGAAAGCTGCAATATCATCATTAGTAAGACCGCTATCTTTCTTTAGAGTAGCAACACCATTCTTCAATATAAGACTTTCTCTAAATGAAGGATGTTGTTCAAACTTAACTCGTTCTTCTTTAGTATCTTCTTTATAAGTAGTTTTAAACTCTTGCCTTAGTTCTTTAGGAATCGAACGTAAGAAATCAGTTATTATATCAGCTTTAAACTTAACATAACGTTCTTTCTCAACATAAGATTCAAGTACTTTATCTTTAAAGGTTTTGTACTTAGCAACTAGTTCGGGATTATTCTTACGAAGAACTTTAAGTAATGCTTCTTCTCTAAGATTCATAGCATATTGTTCAAATGACATTATCTTATTCTTGCCATCAACATTGACTACTCTATGAGAATGAAGCATAGCTAATAATGTAGTATTCTGCATATAATGCTCACCTGCTGTCTGTTGGATAAACAATAGATTTTCTAGTTTACCCATCGGATTATTACCTTTACCATAACGTTCCGTTACCATATCGGATTCAATAACATTGAATAATCTAATAACAGCATTGGTTTCGTTATTAGTAGTTTCATTATAAGCATCTGCTAGATAACTACCTATATTCTGCATCCATTCGTTTTCACCTTTACGGAAGTCTTTGTATTTAAAGAATTGTCCGGCAGCCATTTCCATTTGTATCTGTGTCTTACCGTATAGAACGTTAGCAATACCACCAGTAATATTTAACATCATAAACTTACTAGATACCATATTACGCATAACACGAGATACTTTAGAACGAGTACCTTCATCCATTTCAAATTCATTAAATACTAACTTGCGAACTTGATTCTCGAAGTGTTTAACTATATTTGAATCATCACTCTTAGTAGTACGTATTTCTTGTTTACCAGTAATTCTACTAAGTAATCTATTATCCATAAGTTTATCATTAGGATTTCTCTTAATAATATCCATATTACGTAATTGATTACTAGTAATCTTAGCTAATCTAGCTATATCATTACGAGTATTAAAGTTATACATACTATCTATAAATGAATTAAGTCTTTCAAGAACATTTGGATTATTACGTTCTGCATTCTCCTGTGCTCTTTGTTTACGTAACTCATTATTCTTAGCTTGAGTTTCACGAACATAAGTTAGATATTCTTCTTTAGTTTCTCCTTCTTGTTGTTCGCGAATAGGAAGTAACTTAACTTCCGATAAACTATGAAGCATAGGAGCATTACTAAATCTCTTATATAGATTAAGTTCTATATCAGACTTATTAGGAGTATCATACCAACCATGACTACGTTTAAAGTCTTGCCAATAATCAGTAAAACCTTGACTAGGTTGTTCAACAGCTTGATTAGGTAAATAACCACGATTAATATAAGTACGACTACGTTTATCTTTAACAAGTTCATTAAGAAGAGAATCTACTTCGTTATATAACTGTTGCTGATAATTATTCATTCCATAATACTTATCATTACGATATTTATTAGTAGAAGGTTGTAGTTTAACTTCATCATAGTTAGGATTCTTGTACTTGTCTTTAACTTTAGTTTCTAACCATTTATATTTAGGACTATATTCCATATTATTAGCTTCGTCCTTAACTACCATTTGTTTCCAAATAGCTAATGGTTCGTATTCTTTAGTAATAGGATTAAGTACATGATTCTCGTTATACCATTTATCAAATACTACTTTACCCATTTTGTTCATAGCTACATACATAGCTTCGTAATATACAGTATTGATATAACTTATATGCTCATCTAACCACTTTTGAGCTTGTTCTTCATTTGGCTTAACTCTACCAACAGCTGCGGCAAACATTTGCTCTTGATGTTTCTTTAAGTTAGCTATTTGCACTTCTGTAAACTTAGTACCATCAATAACACCTGTTTCATCATACTTACCGTATGCCATAGTACGAACAAAACTATCAAAAGGATTGCCAGCACGAGTATCCATATAAGCCTTCTTTAACTCATCTAAGAACTCACCTTTTAACTTATAGTCGGTATTAGCTTTAAGCCATTCAGCTGATTCTCGATAAGTTTCAGATGTTTCAGGGTATTGAAGTCCTTCAATAGCTTGTTTATAACGAATAGTAAAAGCATCCTTAGGTCTGTTCTCTTTATACTTATTATTAAGTTGACGACGAGACAATAGATAATTATTAACTGCATTAGCTTCATAATAATTCTCTTTGTAATTACCGTCAATATCAATAACAGCACGCATTTCAGTAAGTTCACTTTGAATCTCGTTAAGACGTTTTTCATTTTGAACAGTAAGAGTACTATAATCATTGTCAATCATTGTACTTAATATATCTCCTTCTTCATGCAATAGCTTCATTAACTTAACATAAGTTTCAGGGTATTTATTAAGTAACTGGTTTGTATTGTAGTACTCTTGATACATCTCTTTAACGTATTCACGTTCTACATTATCTATTAAGAACTTCTCTAACTCATCTTTAGCTTTCTTATATATTAAACCGTCTCGACCATTCGGGTCTTCGATTTGTGCCAGCTTTACAGCCTCTTTTAGCGACCTTAATTTTTCAGTGAACGTTTCATTATACGGCAGCAAAAGATTGCCATTTTCGTCCAAAATATCGTTCAGAGACACATCTATACCGTTGTTTTTTGCGTCCTCAATGATAGCCGATATTGCCGAAGTAAACGCTATCTTTTTGTCTCTAGCTTCTATTTCACTAGCTCTTAACTGATTCATCATTTGTTTAAGAACTATTTGAACTATTGGTATATGTGTTTCTTGACTATCAGCCAACCAAAACTGGAAGAAGTTTTCATCTTCAAATGCTTCTGTAATACTAAGCATATTAGATTGTACACGAGGGTCACTAGAAAGACTAGTAATGTAACTATCGAAGTACATCTTAGTACTACGTTTAACTACATTATCTAAGTCTTTGATACGTTTGAACTTATCCTTAATCTGTTTAAGCATATCATTAGTTCTACGTAAACCTTCGATTTCTTCTTCTGTCTCACTTACAGTATAAGCTTCATCAATATTATAAGGTTGAATAGCTTCAATAATAGAATAGTCTTCTACAAATCTATTAATATCATCTAGGAACATTTCATAACGAGTACGTAATGTTTCGTCCTCTAACATACGGTCGAATAACTTCTTATTAGTTATACTCCATTTCTCTTGAACTATCTTGTTACCATTTTCATCTAACTTATAAGTTCCGTCAGGATTAGTAACATAAGTAGTAAAGAAGTTATGTATATCAAATAAAAAATCATCAATACGTCTATTAGTATAACCATTGATAATTCTCAACGCTTGTTCACGTAAGTTATCATTTAACTTAGTAGCTGTATTAGAACGTAAATCAATAGCTGCAAATGAACGAAACGCATCATTAAGAGCTGCTTCTTCAACATTAGCATTACTGCGTTCAACACTTTCAATGACACGAGAAATATAATCATTGATTTCTCTATCGTTATCTACTAATGCAGATTCAAGTATATCCTCATTAATGAAATCTGATTCTGTCTGAACACGAATAATATTATTATTAGCAAACTTATCTAATCTAGCATTTTCTTTAACTACTTGAGTAATAGCATTACGTCTAGGGAATTGTAATTGAGCAATACTATTGATAGTTACTTTCTTACTATACATATAATCAGGAGTAAGACTTACTGATTTACTAGTTAATCTACCTAAATTAGTAACAATATAAACTTCTCCTTCTTTTTCGTATCTAAAGTAACCACCTGCTCTAAAACCTGTATTATCTACAACTGTTTGTAGAACAGGAACAAATCCAACACCGTTAACATTTACATCATTGATAGTCTGATTAATACTAGCTTTAAGTTGTGCATAATAAGGAGATTCAGAATTATCTGATTTCTTCTTTCTAAGTTGAACTTCGTTAGCTTCTAATTTAGTCATAGCTGATTGTAATCTCCTAGCTGCAATATCGGAATTATTACGTTCATTAATAAATCTACGAATATTACCATAATTCATATTAGGAGCTACAACAACATAATTAGTAATACCAGCAGCTTCAAGAGATTCAATAGTATCAAGTATGACTTGGTTATCGGTAGAAGCAATAATGTATCTACGAGAAGTATCAATTTGTTGCTCCTTTATGGGGGAAGTCAAGACTGTACTATTAGGAAATGCTTCTTCAATTAATAAACTAGCACCAACTTCAAATACCTTAGGAAGAACTACAAACTTACGAATATCAGAGTTCATAGCTATATTAATAGAACTAATAAATGCAGGGTCGTGCTGACGAATAGAAACTTCTTCCAGTATATCTAAAGGAAGATACATTCTATTATTATCAGGATTAACACTAACTTCTCCAATTTCGTTTTGTTCCAATGGATTAGTAGGAAGCATATATACAACATCATTATCATATACTAGCTTATATAAACGTAGAACTTTATTATTGTCATTAGTCTTAGCGTAATGACGATACTTACGATTATCTTCACTACCAGTAATCATTCTGCGTTCTTGTGCTTCTTTAAAACTAAGCATACCTACACCAAGTCTATTGAATACTATCTTATTAGATTCTTTGTACTTCTTATTCTCAAATGTAAGTACATCAGGATTATTAGGATTAGTTCTAAAGAATAAGTCACGTAATTTTTCTATTGCCTTATCATCATTACTAAGTCTTTCATAGGTTCCTGTTTCACTACCGTATTGAACCATACTATTAATGGCTTTGTCTGAATCATTAATAATATTAGTAGCTGTTGAAACTCCATTATCAGAATCAATACCAGTATCCTGTCCATATAAAAGCTCAACAGGAATAATCTTACTAACTGTTCCGCCTTTAAACTTATAACCTTCTACTACCATAGAATATCTTACTAAATCCATAGCTGTAAGTTTAACGAAAGGATTATTACTATGCCAAGCATTACGAAACATCTGATATTGAGATTCAGTAGATATAGTACTATCAATAATAGATATTCTATCATAACTATTACGACGACCTTTATACTCAACATTTAAATTCTTAAATAGATTATTATCAGAAGTATATCTTTGAATTAATGCTACCTTATTAGCAGGAGATAATTTCATAAATGCTTCTACGTTCTTTTCAGACATATCAGACATATCGAAGCTACCTACTATATCAGTATATCCATATAATCTAGCACGAGTATCTTGTTGGCTACTAATAAGATTTATATTATAGCTAGGTATAAACTCATTATCACTTCTAGTTATAAATCTATTAGTATTAACAAAGTTAGACTGTGCTTGGCTCATGTTAATAATAAAGCTCTCTAACTGCTGAATAGTTTGAAGATTACGAATACCAAACTTACTTACTAATTCACGGAACTGCGGTGTTTGAGTTTTGAATATCTCACTATCACGAATAATCTTTTCAGTAGCTATACAACTATACTTTAACTGATAATATAAAGAAGGATATGCAGATTCTAGTTCATCCTGATTAATATCATTAATAGTATTGAAATTAGTCTTAGGATAAATAGCATCTATTAGATACTTGTTACCTTCTTCTGTAACTGCTTTAAGAACAGGTTGACCTTTTTTTATACGACCAACATTATTCTCCTTAATATCATTAATACGATTAATAACATTATCTATTTCATTAGCAGATTTACCAGCACCAAACTTATCACTAGTGATAACCATCATATTAGAATTGATTTGGTCGCCTATCTCTTTGAAATATTCAAATGCTCTTAACACTTTAATTTGATATATAAGATTATCAGTATTATTATAACTAGTACTTTCTACATCATCTTTAAGATGTTCTCTTAATTCAGTTACTTTTATCCCTTCTTCAAGAAGCTCATCTTCATTAATCTCTATTCCTCTGCTCTCAAGCATTTTCTTAACATCTTTAAGACGAGTCTTTTTAGTAATACTATTAGCTGGAATACCAACAGTTCTAGCTAATCTTATATACATGTCTCGTCTTAATCCAATAAGAGGATTAAATCCAGTTTCTCCAAATACATTATCGTTAGCATTTTGTCTAGTAATAAGTTCAGTTATTACTGGTTGATTAATAAATAGAATAGATGTTTCATAATTAGCACCACAATCTACAATAGATTTATATACATCAAAAGTATACAAGTCTACGTTAGGAACACCACCTTCTTTTACACCGTCAAGAATAAGAGCAGTAGTTTCAGAAGAATAAGGAGTAATCAAACGATTATCTATATTAAGATTATCATAACTCCAACCTAATTGATTATGGTCTACTGTTACTTCTTTACCTTTTCTAGTTACATCTCTAAAACGTTTTCTTAGTTTACTTTGTGCGTCTTTTGCTTCTTTCTCTGTGCTATATGTATAAGTAAACCTAAAACCACCGTGTGCACCGTCAACAATAGTTTTAGCTTTGTTACTAATAGAGGCGAAGTTGTCACGATTAACAGAAATAGCTTTAAGACGCGCACCGGACATATTAGCATCACGATACCAATTTTGAGCAATTACTGAATTAATATTACGATAAGTTTCTGATAAACCTTCAAAGATATTAGTCTTTGCAGCTTTAATATCTTCAAAGTTACTAGAAGATAAGTTTTCACCAATAGATACTGGTAGATTCATTATCTTAATAAATGTATCTACTATCTTATTGTTACGAGCATCACGAGTATTCTGTTGAGCTACTGTTAGCTTGCTAAATTCTTCAAGAGACATAGCTCCTACTATTTCAGCTCTTGCTTGAATAGTTTGTTCTAATCTAGCTCTACGAGTTTCATCAGCATAATCAATAGCTAGTTGTTCAGCGTTATCTTTTACATTTTGATAAAATTCTCTTTGTTCATTAATAACAGATTGAATATTACGATACTGTTGTGCAAACTTAGCAACATATTCATCATTAGCATATTCACTTTCATAAAAGTCCATCTTACTTACAATAACGTCTACTCTTTTACCAAATTTTAATTCTTTTGATTTAAAAGTAATAGTAAGATTATCTTTTATTTCTCTTGGAAGCTCAGCCCATGTTTCATCTGTTTCAGCTATTAAATCTCTAACTTGGTCAGTTAAGAATTTATCATATTCTTCATTAGCTTTACGAACAGTTTCTCTTGCAGCTTTACGAGCTTCTTTAAATTCTTCTTTAGTAAATTCAGAATTAGTAGCTTTACGAGTTTCTTTATCTATTAAAGAATTTATATAACCAATATATCTGCGATAAGTACTTACTTCATCTTCTCCATCTATATATTCGACCTTATGAGGTTTACCATTTCTATCGAAATAAGCTGTATGATATATACCGTAAATACTATCAATATCAAAGTCAGCACCAGTTTGTAATACCCATTCATCAGGAACTACAATAGTAGAACCTTGAGATTCATCTAACAAACCTACTACTTTCATAACAGCAATAGATTGTTTACCTTCTGTTGGAATACGATAACCAATCATAGTATCTAATCCAGCATTTTGTAAGTCCTCTAAAGTTACTTCATGTACAAGATTGCCTTCATTGTCATAAGTATTATAAGCCTTAACCATCCATTTAGGTAATAGTATTTCTACTATTTGACTTCCGTCTTTATGATAAGTAAGTTTACGTCCTAGACTATATCCGTGCTTCTCTTCTACTTTTGATTGCATTAAATCTCTTAAATCTGTACGACCAGACAAAGCTGTTATACCAACATCTGATACTTGACTAGCATGAAAACCAGGAAGTACTTGTCGAGTAACACGATTAGTAAATATACTATTTACAATGTTTTCTATCTTACTACGAACTAAGTTAGTCCATGCAGGCATATAAGGCAATCCAGTTTCAGGATTGATTTCAGCATATTTACGATAATTACTATCTAATCCTCTACGAGTTAACTCGTCTTTAATAAGTGCTATAAATTGATTATTATCAATCTTAACTTTTCCTTCTTCATATACTACGTTACCTCTAGCGTCAATACTAACTCCAATACGAGATGCCGCATCTTTAAAGCTATCTTGAATATTAGCGGTAAAGTTATCAAAGAAATCTTTAATAAGAGATTGTCCTTCGGGAGTATTACCAATATTATCTATTAGTTTCTTAACAATTTGTAATCCTGCCTTATTCTCACCATCCATGTGTTGAGGAATATCTTGCTGAGTATAAAGATTAGAATACCAACCAGTTTTATACTTAGTTTGAATATCCAAGTTAAACTGTTTCAATCTCTCTTTAGAGGGGAATTTCCCATGAGAATCCCAAAATTCTAATACTCTATTAGTAGTAGCTTTTTCAGTGGTAGTAAAGTTAACTTGACCAATATTATTATCAGTCATATATTTAGCCAAAGCACCAAGTTCACTATTACCTAAGAATCTAGGTATGAGTACAAACTCTGCATTTTTAATCTGAATAGGATTAGCTAACTTAGCATCATTATCTATTTCTAAATCATAATAGAAGTTTTTCTGAACTTGTATCTTCTTAGATAACTCTCCTAGTTTAACATTATCAATAGGCTTAGTTTCGTCATAAAGAGCTTCGATTAAATCTTTATAACTATCATACTCTCCACGTAGATACATTCTACGAACAAATTCATCAAGAGTAATAAACGATTGAGCATCTGTTACTTCTGACTTATCTTTAGAGAACTGTTTAAGTATAAAAGCTCTAGTCTCTTTAGATACATTAGCTATATCTAATTGCTTCTTTAAATCATCGAGAACTTTACCGCTACTTTGAACATCTTCAAGAGTAATATATTTGAAACTACTATCTATACTAATAGTCTTATTAGGAGCTACTGTTATATCTCCCAAATGCTTTTGTACATTATATAAATCATATCCTGCATAAGCTAATCCTCCGGCTTGATATTCTTTGTTACGTTTAATAGTATCACGAGAATCTTTATAATATGCTTCGTCTCCGAAGAACATATCATTTAGATTATTATATTGAATCTCATAGTTAAGAACCATTTCAGCAATAAAAGCATTGAATGATTCTTGGCTAGCGTTCTTATACTTATCTACAAACTCTTTATCAGAACTATATTTAGCAATAGCTTCTTGTATTCTATAATTAATATAGTTATCTATATAATTATATACAGAATTACGAAGTCCACCAGTAAGTCTAATATTATACTCTCCGTTCTCGTCTTGTATCAATGATATTTCACTATTCTTTCCCCCATAAAGGAGTGAGAATACACTACCTCCTTCAAATAGCCAATTCATATCTACCGTTTTGGCTGTCTCACTATTATATCTACTAAGATTCTTAACTTTATCAATAAGTAAACTTCTAAACTTAAATACATTACCAGTAGGAACACCATTTGAATCAAGAATACCTTTACGATAATGATAATTAAGTCTAGCTTCAGATTTACGTAAATCTTTAAACTCGTCTTTTATCTTAGGCTTACCATTTTCATCTGATACAATAGTTACTACTCCATTCTCAACAGTTGTCTCAAATAAGAAGTTAATAGCTTGTGCCATTTCTGCAAGTTCTTTAGCATAAATATTAGCATAAGCTACATATATAGGATGTCCACGATTAATAGAGCCGTTAGCATTAAATAGTCCAGTATAATCTAACTTATAACTATTAAATACGAAAGTCTTAGGTGCATCAGAAGGTGTTTGAGTAAAGAATTTAGATTTCTTAACTCCTTTAGTCATCTCATAATTGTCACCATTATTAGCGTATTCATTCAGAGTAATAATATCCCATTCAAGAGCATTGATATCTTTATAAGATTTAGCCTTTCCTGTTACTTCGTTACTAACTCCGTTGTATAATTGTGCACCAAATTCACGATAATATTCAGTTAGTTCATAACCAGTATCTGTAAGACGAAGTAAACCTGGGACTATTTTTCCATTAGACAAAGTTTTCTCAATAAGAATATTACTATATCTGTATTGAGGAATATTAGTAAATTTAACTAAGTAATCACGTAGTTCGGTATTACTAACAGGATTATCATTATAACGATTATCGTTAATTCTTTCAAAGAACTTACTTATATAGTTGTTCTTTAAAATATCACTAACTAGATTGTTCTCTGCATTAATACTATTAAATTCAGAATCTACTATCTGATAATCTTTAAATCTATTAGATATACGATTAGCTATATTATTAGCATAACCACCTTTATATTGTAGTTGAGACTTATCAAACGGAACTACTGTATATTCTTCATCATTCTTAGCTTTACTATATTCGCCTGCATAATATATACGTTGTGCTTCATTATCTATCTTTAATATATTAGATGCATTAGCTACAACTTTATTAAATTCTAGCAAATCGTTGATAAGACTAGTGATATTAGAAAGTTGACTATCACCGAAGCTACGAATGTAGTTAACAATACCCTGCCTATTGATGCCGAAGTTATATTTATTAAAGATTGCCGCAAGCTCTTCCGAGATTTCTTGTATTTCATTTGTATTTGAATTGTTTAATGTGGATAATCTATTTTTAAGTTCTTCTAATACTGCAACATCTCCATTCATAATAGAAGGATTATGAACAAGAGAATCAAAACTATTAAGTATCTTATTTTGCAGATTAAGTTTAGGGAAAGTATTACGATTCTTAGTCACTACATTAGAACCGTCTGCACTTTGAATTACTTCATTACGTTCCCAAATAGATTGTTTTAGTTGAGTAAATATCTTATTTCTTATCTGAACATTAGCTTCATCTTCTAATAGACGAGCGGCATATTCTAAATGAGATACTTCTTCAAATCTTTCAGCAATAGTATGAAAACTCTCTACCATAGCTTCAACGCTAGAGAAGTTACCATAGTTATTCAATGCTTTAAAAGAACTAGAGAACCCAGCACTTTCAGCTATGCCTGAATAAGTATCGCTAGCTGTATCAGGTTTTTCATTAATAAAAGAATTGCTATTAGTTTTAGGTAAACGAGCAAACCATTCTTTTACTTCTTTACTAACATTCTTATCAATGTCTTTACGTTGGTCGGCTAGTTCAGACCAATCAGCACGTAAAGAAGCAATAGTTTCAGGGTCTTCTTGACGACCGTCTTGTTCACTTCCTTCTTTAGCATCGTCATTAGTTTCATAATCCTCATTAGTATCTATACCAAACTCTTTGCTAAGACTAATAACTTCGGGTGAATTAATAACAATATCAAATAACTCATTACGGTTATAATTACCACCATCGTAAAGATTACGAATAATAGTACCGATATAAGTTTTTTGTTCTTGCGTAAGTTTCTTATCATTCTCTTTCAGATGTCTATTAAGATAAGTAATCATAGTCAGCTTTATAGCGGCTTGAGGACTTAACTCATTACCGGCTTTATCCTTTATTACTTCGTTTTCACCCTTACGTTTTTTATTAGCAAGAGCTTTACGAATACTTCCTTGACTCTTTAAATAAATAGTAGCAAGAATATTAATAGCGTGGTCTTCTTTCGCTATGTCATTACCAAATACACCAGTCCGTGAAGTACGAACGTTCTGAACATAATCTTTAGTATTGATAGTCTCTCTGTTATTATATGCTATTATAGCATTAACAGTATTAGTATCAATATTCTCATCATTAAAATCTCTACCAGTCTTTTCTTTATACCAATCACGAAAACTATTGTCTTCGATAGTAGCAAGGTATTCAGTAGATTTTCTAACATCATTATTAGTAAGCTCTAATAGCTTATCTAATTTAGGATTACTAGGAATACAACTCATACACTTTATATTATTAATTAAGTAATTACTAACAGTATCAAAGATAGTATTATTATCAACACTATCAAATATATTTATCAAATAGTCTAAAACCATACGTTCCGAAGGCTACCGAACGCCCGTAGACCGCAAAATTCTGCCGAAATTCGCATTTTATATAGCGTCTCGATAGTAAGATAGGGAAAACAGAAAAGTCCCGTAGGCGGCTTTAGAATGGCTCATTCTTAGGCTTTCTACGGGACTTTCGTCTCTAGGCTTATCTTAGTTAACTACATACGAAACTAAGCTCACCAGTGTCAAACAAATGGCTCACAATAGCCTTTTGACGACTACTTAAACCTTCCACTAAGCTATCGAAGTTATCGACTTGTCGATAGTTATCACTTATAGCACTATCTAAATCTAGGTCTATATCAGGAATATCAAAAACATCATCAGTAGGAACGCCTGTATCTTCTTCTGCCCTATCGAATACATCATCGTGAACAGTACTTGTAGTACTAGCTGTATCAGATGTTTCTAATCCAATAGTAGATAACCGATTGCGAATTTCACCAAGTAACGTATTATCTATATTACCAACTTTACCTATAATATCTACTAAAGCATCAATAATCTTAGTAAATAGATTATTAGATTCAGTTTTAGTATTAGAATCATATTTAATTCTAGAAAGTAATCTAGCAAATGTACGATTAGTAATAGCTTCAACTACAAATTCCTCAATAGCTACACTTCTAGGTTTATCACTATTTAAGAATCTTCCGTATTCTTCTACTAAAGCAGAATCCTGATTAATAAAACTACTAAACTTATCATATAGGTCACCAAATGATTGCTCTATATTAGCACGTTCATCATTAAGTAGATAATGAACACCTTCATGTATAAGAGTAAGTACTCTACGCTCAGGTTCAAGAGTATCGAATCTATTAGTAAGAGTAATAGTATTACCACCGGCAACTATTCCTGCAAATCTGCCTTTTTCACCTACTATTTCAATATCAGGATTAAGAGCAATGCCAGCAGATTCTAATGCCGAAATAATAGATAATAGATTAGGATTAGTAGTATTAGCTTGTGCAACTTCCATAAGAGTACCTACTTGTGGAGCACTATCTTGACTAGCAAGTGGGTAAGACGTAGCAACAGGAGATACAACTTGTTGCCCCTCTATGGGGGAAACAGCGGCGTCAGCCGCGTTAGTACGACCAGCACTACGACTAGGATTCATAAGAGTAATATTACGATTATATACATCTCCTACATAATTAAAGTTACTAATGATATTACCTTTACTATCAGTAATATTACCTAAATCGGTAACTAGTACTCCGTCCTTAGCTACGAATTCTTCATAACTACTATAACCTGTGTCCATCCATTCATCTTGAAGTATATTAGGTATCTTAGCTTGTAGTTTACCGTCTACCATTCTAAATAAATTAGATTCACCACGAATAGCTGAATTAATAACATTACGAGTAAGTGTAGCATATACTCCTTCCATCATAGTACTAAAGTTACCATGATTATTAGTAGGAACAAAACCATTAGGCATACGAGCCATAAGTCTTCTAGGTTTAGTTTCACCAGGTATAGCAAATGCTACATTTCTATCAGCAACGTTAAAGTAAATAGTAGCTCCAATCTTATTAAGAGGACGAAATGCACGACCTACAACTTCATAACCATAAAGAGCTTTTTGCTTACCTACATACTTAGATATTTCGTCTAATAGTTGTTGATGTAAGTCAGTATTACCTTGTAGAGTAGCATCTACTAATGAATGGAATAATTTATCTAATCCTTCATTAAACCTCTTAGTATATTCAGTAGCTTCTGTTTCACTATTGCTCATAGTGTTCTCACGACTAGTAACTGCAATAAGTCTACCTTCCGAATCTTTAATAGTCATACCAACTACTCCTCTAGGAATACGACTAGCAGCGATAATACTATTAGATTTAATATCGGCAACTCCTCCGTCAACTCCTACTACTAGACGATAACCGTCAGTAGCTTCGCTAGTAGCTACGTCTCCAAACTTACGATATATAGGATTACCTTGTTTATCTCTAGCATAAATAACACTACCTGAACTTGTACGACCAACAACTAAACGTTTCTTCTTAGACTTAGTATTACTAATAGAGGACTTTAAGTTATTAATGTCAGTATAAGACTTCTTGAGTTTATTCATCCAATTAGTCAACGATTCATTAACAATAGCACTAAAGTTAGACTGATTAACATTAAGAGCATTATTAAAGAATATGATATTATTAAGATGTTTAATCCTATCTAATAAATTAGTTTGAGTATCACCGAATAAACTAGTTAGATTCTGCCAGTGACCATTCTCTTGTAGAGCATTAAGCTGATGTCCGAATGTTCCTTCAACTTCAGGATTATTACGAACACGATACAAACGACGTATATTATTAAGTAATTGTACAAACTCTTTGGCAGCAGGTTCTTCGCTAGCAATAATAGATTGAAGTTGAGTTATGAAATCTATACTATCGTTCTTAACAGTATATCTCCAACCTTGATTCATAACTTCAACATTACCATTATTATAACCAATCTTAGGGAACTCACCTATCTTAATTCCACGAGACTTAACAATAAGATTACCATTTTCATCTAGTTCTACACTTACTGTATCATTAGTCTTTAATTGACCGATACGAGAATAAACTTTACTATCATTTAAATTAACTAGATTGAAGAAGTAACCATTGTCTTTACTATTTTGTTTATCTTCTGCAACAGCTTTATCTAAAGTCTTACTAGCTTCTTGTATAATATCAGAAGGAGTTTTAATCTCTTCGTCAACATTAACTATCTTACCGTCTACTATTTGACGATTGGCTAAAATCTTAATATCATTATACAAACTAACAGCTCTAGGATTTAGCTGTTGTAGATAAACCATCATATCATTAAGACTAGTAAATGTCTTACCTTCTATCTGATTGCCTTGTATTTGATTATATAAATCTATAATTAGATTTATCTCTTCTATACGTTGACGTTGACCTTCTAAGTCATTATCAGATATAGCTGATTCAAGAACATTAGTATCAGTAGGAGCAGATTCATCAGATTTACTAGTATCTACGTAAGTAACATCTCCGATAGCAATAGCAGCATTTAATTCATCAATAGTAACATCAGCAATGATATTACCTTTAGCATCCATTCCATCAATACTGACATTACCAAACTTGCTAACACGTACATCTATTGCACTTACTTTAACCGGTTTTCTACTAACATCTCCTAGACTAGCAAAAGGCTTTACTATTGTAAATTCTAAGTTATTAATATTAGCTTTATTTACAACACCTGAATTGGCTTTAGATACTACTTTATCTAATGTCTCTTTTAACTTCTTCTCTTTAGCAGTCTTTGGTTTAGGTTTTGGAGTAGACTTAACCGCTGGTTCTTCTTGCCTCGTCGCTTCGCTCCTCGTTTCCCCCGTAGAGGAATCTTGTTGCTGATTATCCACAGTCTGTTGCTGTGTCTGACTTTGTGCAGCAAGACTATTTCTTCTCTTAGTAATAGCTTCTCTTAAAGATGCTATATCTTTCTTACCATTCTCTGAATTAGATAGAATACTAACAGCATTAGATAAACTCTTATTACTAGTATCTTGAGATTCCTCTTCTGTAAAAGCATTATCTAACGCTTTATCTAACTTAGCAAGTTCTTCTTCGGTAGCAACATTAACGAAATCATTAAGATTCTTTTTTGCAGACTTAACTAACTTCCTAGCAGCTTCTTCAAACTCTTTCTTACGAGTATCTTCAAACTCTTTAGCCTGCTCATTAGTAGTAATAATATTAGAACGATAGTTATCTCTACGAATTTCATCGAGAAGTATCTGTCCCATATTATCCATGTACTCTGAATTAATAGCACGAACTTGTTTAGATAGAGTACCTAGACTAAAGTCTTTACCTGCTTGTTTAAATAGAGCTACATCATTTTCATCTAGTTCTTCTATCTGTTTCTTAATAAGGTCATTCTGTTCTTGACTACCTTCTATCCCAAGAGCTATATTTTCTACACTACGAACATTATCTAAGAATAGACTTTCCATAGGACTTAAACCTCTACGTAAGTCATTAACTTTAGATTCTATTATCTTAGATATATCTAAGTACTGACTAGCTTGTGCTTTATCCAAAGGATTATTACTATTCTTTAGACTATTGTAAGTAGACATTACTTCACGACGATACTGTTCTAATATACCTAACTGCATACGATTTTTAGCCATTGGGTCAAGAATCTCATTAATAGCAGGAATAGTATTCTCTAATTGAGATTGAATAGTATTAAGTCTTTCTACTCGTTTATTTAGTAAGTCAGCTTCTTGTGCATTAACTATATTTTCTGATATAGCTACATCTAATAGAGCATCGTCTATATTAGCACTACGTAATGCACTAGAATAGTTAATATATCTATCAAGAACATTACGCATAGTCTTTTTTATAGATTGAGTATCTCTATCATATTCTGCTTCATCAGCAAGACCTGCATCTACTAGCTTTTTCTTTAGTCTAGGGTCTTCGATATAATCTTCGAGTAACTCATAGTTACCGGAACGAATTGCATTTAAAGTAAGAGTAGTTGTGAACTTCTCTTTAGCAGCAGCACGTAAATCTTCTTGTTCTTCGGGACTAACTTTACTATAACGAGTAGTACCTACTGTCGGGTCTTGACTAATAGTTCCATCATCAAGATAAGTAATAGGATTACCTTTAGCATCACGTTCTATCTGAAATGGATTTTCACCATTTTCGATAATCTTTATCTGACGAGCATATTCGTTGAATACTTGCTCACGACCATTGATTTCAGCAATACGTTGTTTCTCTTCTACATTACCACCTTTACGATTATTAATAGCTGACATAGCACCACCAAAAGTAACACCTCCAATAACTCCCCATAATGCAGCGTTATATAGTTGAGGATTCTGTAAGTACTTCTCTATTCTATCCATAGATACAGCACCATTATATTGTTCAGCTTGACCTAATAGGTAACGACCATATAAAGTACCTTCTTCTTGACCTACAAAGTTAATAGCTTCTTCAATACCTTCGGTTAATTCAGATAATAGTAGATTCTCACTAGAATTAACAAAGCGATTTATTTTACCTGCAAAATCTTTAATAGTACCTTTTGCCGCTTGACCTAAAGTTTGACTAGCAGATTCAACACCAGTAGAAGCTATTCTATCAAGAGCTTGATTTTGTGAATAACGAATACGAGGAGTAATAGCACGATTAACTTGACCTAATGCTTTATTAACTGCACGTAACTGCATATAGTCGAAGAATACATTACCTGCATTATATCCAAAGTTTCGCATAGCTGCTTTATCTGCAACTATAAGAGCGGCTTCTTCTTTAGTTCTTTCTTTAGCTTCATTAGCAATATCAGGATTATTATCTAACCAAGTTTGAAATTCTTCATCAGACATTCCTGTAAATAACGACAATGCTTCTCCTTCTATTTGTTCCGCAACTCCACGAGCTTCTTGATAGTTCTCACCAAGACGCATACCAATAGCAGTAATACCATCTTTAGCGATAAGTTTTAACCTATTAGCACGATACACATTATCTAATTTAGTAGCTTTCTTAGCCCAATTCATTGCACGACTTACTTTAGAACTATTACGTCCTAATGCTGCAACACCTTTACCAACAGCTCCAACTCCTTTAGTTAATAAAGTACCAGGAATCATTAAAGATAGAGAGCTAGCAATACTTGGAACTTGACTAAAGAACCAACCTGAAAAATCATTCATATCAAATGCTTTATCAGGATTCTCACGATATATAGGAAATAAATCATCACGAACATAATCAGATATAGCATCACCTGCTCTAGTAATAGGATTACTAAACGGTTTATCATCCCATAATCCAGCAGTAGCTAAATCTACTAACATACCCATACCACCAACGGTGTCTCCTATAACTGTTCCAATAGTTTGACCTAAAGCATTACCTGCTTGTTTCCAAGCTGATTGATTCTTAGCACGAAGAGTTTCTAATTCTTCTCTACTTTGATAACGATTAGGTTCAGCACCATACTTAGCTAAAGAATGATAATCTTCCTCTGTTCCAGTAAAGACTTCTTTACCACTAAGATTACGAAACATGAAGTCGCCTTGCGCAGTTACATCAGGTTTGTATTTAGTAACAGTAGGAGCTTCTTTAGCCATATTAACAGAATTAGCCCCACTGTCTAGTGGAGCTTTTTCTACTGATATATCATCAAATATATTTGGCATAACTTAGTTCATTAAATCGTTCATTTGATTAAGTATCACTTGACTAGGCGATTCACCAGTAAGTCCTGAATACATTCTATTAAAGAACTGGAATACTTGTCTCTTAGTATCAATATCTAGTTCTCTAAGATTACCAGTAGCACCTGCCATAATCATAGCCTTCTGCATGAGAGGACGAGCAATAACTTGCTGCTCCTCTATGGGGGAATTTGCAATAGAACCATTCCTTGCACTAATAAGATTTATATCCTCTTTAACAGGAGCAAGAATAGCATTAGCTTGATTATTCTGAAACATACGTTGAAATAACTCACCTTCTGTAATCTTAATTACCGGTTCATCATTAGCGTCTAATATCTGATAAAAACTACCACCATCGGTAACAGCAGAATATGTTCCATCTCCAAATTCAGCATCAGATAAACGATAATTCCTTTTAAGTGCGTTATTATACTTAATAGAATTAAGAGTATCCATTGCTTTAACAGCAGGTAGAGATTTGAATCTTTCTATTTCATCATTAATGATAGCACCTGTAATCATGTAATCTCCAGCTACTGCATTTTGTATTCTCTCTTCCATTTCAGAATCAGGATTCTTAGCACTATTTTTTCCAGTCTTAGGAGTATAAGGAATATTTAAGAATACTCCGTATTCCCCCGTAGAAGATGATGAGCACCAGCCGTTATTAATGTTTTTCTTCTTAACTTGTGCTTGAATAGTTTGCATAATAGCATCACGTTCTCTACTATCTTCAACAGGTTCAAGAACTCCTTCGGCATTACGTTTCTTAATAACAATACTTCCAGGATTAGCAATACTAATCATATTCATTACTCTTTCATTGTAGTTCTTTAATTGGTCATCTTCAAATCCTTGACCAGTAGCAACTATATGAGGAGGTAAATCAAATACATTAACATCAACATAACTAGGTGGTAATGATTTAGATATACGTTTAGTTGCAGCATTAGACATTTGTGCAGCTTTTTCATATACGTAAGCAGGAGAATCTTTAGTACTCTTAGCAGTAGTTATTTCACCTCGTCCTATTGCTCTAAAACCTGCAATACCCATAGTAGTTAAACTACCATATACTTTATTTCCATAGAAAACTTCATCGTTTCTAGTAAATTTTTCAGGAGCATTATTACCAGTAGTAAATCCTACGGGACTAAGTTTAAGAACATCTGCTATTTCAGGAGCTAAACGAATATAAGCATCTTTACTAATACGAATATATTCTTTATCTCCTATTTTACTAAACGACACATCTTGATTAGTCAATCCCATATCTGTTCTAAGTTTAGATATAATAGCAGCTTTGCTACTATCGTTAAGAGGATTTACTAAAACTGTATCGAAGCTATTGCCTTTAGAATCAGTAAATAACTTATTCATTCTATTAGCATATTCTAGTTGCATAGGATTATTAGTATCAGCCATATCTCCATTACTCAATCTCTTACCTAAGAACTCTGAAGCATATTGTTCTTCTTGTGTAAGATGTCCTTTCATTGCATCTAAACGATTATTAGCATTAGCTATACCTCTATAATAGGTATTAGCTTCATCCAATAATTGTTTCTTAGCAGTATCAGATAAAGTTACATTATTAGCAATACCTGAACGTAGTTTACTATATGCTTCATCTAAAGGAAGAGATTTAGATATTCCATAAGAAGAAAACATATTAGATAATTGTCCATTAAGAGTATTTAATTGAGACTGTACTTTAGCAGGAGTATCAGGTTCTACTTTTTCTTTACCACCAATTGTAGCCAAAGAAGGAAGTAAATCAGGTTCTTTACCAGTCTTAGGTTTAGCAGCAGCTTTACGAGCAGCAGCTAATATATTAAATCCTAATTCAGGATTAATTCTACTTTCAACTCTACGATAAGCAGAAGCAGCATATCTAGGAGCAAATAGGTTCTCTTCAAATTCTCTCTGTGACATAATAGTTCCGTCAGGCTTAGTAACAAGATTATTCTTATTACCTTTATTAGCTTTCCAAACATTTACTTTATAGTCTTGTTCTAGAGAAGCACGAGCACCCGGAGTTTCATTTAAAGCAGATTCAAATGCAGCACGAATTTTATCTGCTGATAGTTGTTGAACACCACTAGCTGTTTTAAGATAAGGAACATCACCAGCAGCAATATTACCTTGACCGTCTTTAAGATTGCCTTCTGCATCTCCCCATACTAGTTGTTCACCTGAACTAGAATCAACACCAACAGTAGACAATACTTTCTGATATAGAGTATTATAATCTATTTGTTCAACAGGACGATAATTAGGTTGGAATTGATTACCGCCAATTACTTTACCGCTTTCATCTGTTTGGTCTTGATAATTATATTTATTCTGTTCTAATGTGTATGCTTTAACATCACCATCATAAGCATCACTATTAGTAACTTCATCTTGGAACTTCTTAAATTCCTGTTGATAACGCTCACGACCAATAAGTCCTGGATTACTAGCAACTTCTCCGGCTAATCTTCTTGCAGTAGTTAATGCAGTAGCATAACTACCTTCTTGAGCACTTGCTTCTATTTGAGCATTAACATCTCTCGAATATTTATCGAGCCACTCATTTTCAGCTTCGTTTAATTGCTTATTAGCAAGAAACGTTTTAATCTGATTACTAGTTTCAATAGCAGTATCATGTTTCTGTTGTAGAGTATTTAACGTACTATTGTAAACATCTAAAGGAGCGGCAACCCGCTCCCTCTTCTGATAACCAGCTGTTCTAATATCTATCGGCATAGTTATATTATTTATAGTTAAGCAATCTTTTTCTTACCACCACATCTGAATAAAGTACTTCGTACATTACCTAGTCTACTTTTATTCTTATCCATTAGTTTTAAGAACAATTCCATTTGTTCAGGATTAGCACTCATCATAGCAGCAATAGCATTTTCTTCTGAACGTCTCTTATCTACACCTAATTGATAATCTCTAACTCCACTAGTAAGTCCTTCGATTATATTAGTACGATTATTAGCGTTAGCTTGAATTTTATCATTAGCAGTTTGAACTTTAGAAATAGCATTAAATCTATTAGCTTCATTTACTTGTTGAGCATTTGCAGAAGCTACTTGTTGACGATTCATTGCATCTTGATTTTGCAATTGAGTTTCAAGATTTTCTTTCTCACCTCTTAATCTACTTCTTTGACTTAAAGCATTATTAGATATTCTTTGTTGTCTAGCAACACTAGCTACTGAACTAGCAGTATTTCCTTCAACTAGTTTATTTTGCCTAAGTTCAGATTCTCTTACATCTGATAATTGAGGATTTATATTAATACTAGTTTTAAGTTTAGCAGGAGCAACTAATTGAGGAGTTGGAACTTGTGGAGCAGAAGTTTTATTTATACTACCTTTATTAAGTAGTCCACTAATTAAAGTTCCAGCAGCTCCAATTCCTGAACTAATAGCTTCTCCTTTATCTATTCCTTTAAATAGATTAAAACCTTTACTTCCACTATTAGCAGATACATTCATCGGCTTAATACTAGAAGCACTAGGATTAATAATCTTTGCCCCAGCAGTAATACCGGCAGAAGGAACATTTTGATTAAGAGCTAATAATCTACGATTAGCACCAGTCAAACTTCCAAAAGTTCCTAATGTAGCTTTCTTATTTTTCAATTCAGGATATTTCTTATATACTTTAGCTTTTACATCAGAGCGACCATGTAAACCTGCTAATCTAAGAGCATCACGAGCATCGGCTTTAGTTGGAATCGGATAACTACGACCACCGCCTGCAAAGTCTTTAGACTTAACACTAGGATAAGGTTTCTTATCTGAACCGTAATCTTTCTTACGAGATAATCCTCCTAACTTTTTCTTACCAGTTATTGTTCTCATATTTCTTTTCTTTTTAGTACCATCATCATTAAGACCATTTCTATCTTTAAATGATTCTTGTGCATTAAATACTTTAGAAGGTTCAGCACCTTTCTGAACTAGTTCAGCAGGGCTATTACCATTAAGTATAGGTTGAGCACTAAACACTTTAAGTTGTTTAGGAGTAATCTGAACTACTTCATCTCCTTCTGCTTCAATAGAGTTTTTGCCTTTACCAATAACAATACCACCAGTATCATGCTTACGACCTTTAAGAAGAAACGTATTCTTCTTGATAGGCACAGCTGTACCACCACGACTAACGATTGGTGTTGATCCTTTACGGGGGATATCACCGCCAACTCTCATTAGTTGGTTTCTTATATCGGCATAAGTATCGTTATCAACAGCTGTTTGCTGTGTCATATAAGCTGCTCGTTGTTGATACTCTTGCTTCTTGACAAGACGACGTTGTTCTTCTTCTTGTCTTTTCTGCTTTTGACTATTCAGTATTCCACCGATTAGTTGAGTACCAACAGATATGGCAGCACCGATAAATGCTTTCGGTCTTTGATTAATTCTTTGTACCATTATTCTCTGTATTTATTAATAAAACATTCTATATTACTAAGAGTAACTGCAACATCAGTCTCTTTAATAATGAAGCGAATACCAATATACTTACCATTAATAAGACTGTCTTGTTTCTTATATGGTTTACCAGCAGTTATTATATTAACTTGATTCTCGTCAAGTATTACAATATTGTAATTACCAGTAATTCTATCTATTGGTTCTAGTTCTTCAACTCCTTTTATCAAACTACGGAAGTAATTGAAGTTCCATTTACCTTGCTCGTAGTATGGCTTAGTCATATTCTTTTCATTACGACTAGTTGTTGAAACATCCCATTCAGTTGAGATACCTGTGTTCGTAAATATAAGAATTTTATTCCCACTATAATTAATATTGTTGGTCTTTTTTAAGTCGTAAGTTATGTAGTTAAGTAACTTAATCGTATCGAACTCTAAGTTAAATACTACATCTACTACTGCACAACCAACAGCTTCACTAATATAAAATGGATTCTTGTTATCATCTATTGTACAATACTCGTAATTAAGATATGGATATAATAGTTCTCCATTTATTTTAGGACTACCATTCTTATATATTACTTTTGGAGTACTATCTGGTATTTGATATAGTTCTGTCTTAGTATTGAAGTACTTACCAGAATAATTATGAGTACTTATCCAATTATTAACAGCTAAAGAATAGGAGAATGTGAAAACCTTTTCCTCCCCCGTAAAGGAGCAGATAAGCCGATTAGATTCTTTGTCCATTCCTATATTAACAATAGTATTCTTATTAACGTATTTATCTAATACACTCTGAATACCAGTAGTAATATCATTTAGTTGTTTATCATCGAATCTATATAACTTACGTTTGCTCTTATCAAAGAATACGTAACCAACTTCATTACAAGTAAATGCTCCAAAGTCTTGTAGTCCACCATATCCTTTCTCACTAGTAAATACTTCTTGATATTCAGTATCGAAAGCATCTGGCATATACATCTGTACATCTTTGTCTTTAGTAGCAAGAGTAGAATCACGATTAAAGATAAACATTGAATGTTCACAATGAGCAATAAGATAAACACCAGTTCCTAGTATATTAATGATGTTACCTTTGTTCTCGCTAATTATCTTATATCCATCAGCAGGAAACTGTCTCCAAGCATTATTAGTAGATTCAGATTGAAGAACATTACTTCTACGAATAAACTTGCCGTAGACTTCTACTTGATTAGCTACCGCATTAGGATTATAAGCATTTATATTAGGTCTCGCATAATCAACATATATACTAGATACTTCGTATAACCCATAGAGAATAGACGCAGTTAATTGTCTATTAGATATATTCACAAAGTTACCAGCATCTCCTCTAGCATAAGTAAAGTAAGTATCTTCTATCTTCCCTACTTTAATCTTAGCACTTGGTAAGTAAGTAAGTTGTTTATAACATCTGACTGCATTAATGTGCATTATATCTCTAATAGCATTATCAATAGTTTCTAGTCCTACTGCTGTTCTATATATACCGTAGAACTTTCTATCTACCGAACCATATACAGGTTGCCAATCTCCTGAATAAGTAACTCCTGCATTATCAAATATTATAATAGCAGAATCCATACTAATATATCCAGTAACATTTTGTCTCATTCCATTTTCGCCATACTCGTAACCTACTAATGGAAGAGGTTCGCCATCTACATATTTGTTCTGCCCTAGACGTATTAGTTTAACTCCTTCTTTCTTAGTATATATTTCTTGATTAATATAAAGAAGTCTACCTCTAGTAAGTAATTTAGTAGTGGTTGTTCCTTCTGTAAGTATATTAGTAGAGATTAATTGTCCTGCACTACTATAAGGAATTCCGATTTTAAAATACTGACCAGCATTATTTGCAACAATCTTAGAAGTTATTCCAATTTGTGGTGTACTATTAGCTGCATAAAAATCAGAGCTATTTACATGACTATATTCTCTAATAGAATTATTAGCACAATCTTTAACTACATAAGCATTAATAGTATCTCTATTATTAGCTGTTTGTCCATCTCTAGTTTGAAAACTAAGAGTTCCAAGACTAACAAATACATTTGGAGTTCCACTCTTTTTTAGAACATATATATCGTCTGAATAGAATTGATAACTACTAGAGTATACAGCTAAATTATTAAAACTAGATTCTCTAAGAACATCATTGCTAAAACCTTCATCTCTATGTTGGTCTACTATACCATCGCAAATAAGAATACTATCTATTTCTTCATAGCTAATAAAGTAACCTACGAATCCTTCATACATAGGTATGTTCTTAAAAGTAAAGTTTCCTTTTACTTGATGTGGAGTTCTGAATAATCTATCTCCTTTGTTATTAGTAAATGGACATAAGAACTTCATTCCGTAGTATGGACTTGCACTAGTAGTACTTCCATCCATAAACCGTGGGTCAAGATTAAACCAATAGTAATCTATCTTAGCCTCTTCTGCCATTTGAATAAGACTAAGTTTATCCATAATAGTAGTCCCATACCATCCTGGATAATCCTTTTTAGCTTGTTCAATAGCAGCCTTTACATCAGACACTTTAGTATCATCATAACAATCCATCATAATATCGACATCTTTATTAATCGAAGTATTATAATATCTACCTATAACAATTTGTACTGGGTCTTTTACCCAAAAACCATTATTAGTATCTTTATGACGATAATTGTTATTTTCTATAAGAATACCATCAGTATAACTTCCATCAGGATAAACATAATGAATATAGAATCTATAAACTTCATCTTCAATAGGTTTTGGAACACCTATAACAGTTTCTTTTCCAGAATCATCTTTTAATTTATTTCCATGATTGTCTGTTTCATTCCAAACACCAACTTTAATTCCACTAGTATCGAAACTATCAATATCTAGCTTTCTACTTTCTTCTTTATAATTAGCAACATATAATCTATTATTATAGTTACACATTGTTTTGATATTATAAAGATTAAAGTTGTTAGCAGACACTAATACTTCATCAACAGACATTTGAGTCTTACCAGAACGAATACCATATATATCATATTTGTTTTCTTCGTTGAATTGGTAACTACCTAAGTTATAGGCTTCTGTTCCATCTTTATAAGTACAAACATAAGCTATCTGAAAAGATTTAAACTTATTAGTAGTCTTATTAACCATCTCTAACTTAGCATAGATATAAGACTGTGCGTAATCAGTATCTTCCCTTGAATAATCATATAGTTCGTAAGTAGCTGTAATATGAGTAGGTACAGCAACTGTTGCTGGCATTTTAATTCCTTCAATAGTTACAGAAGACACAGTTTCTTTACTTAATTCATTAGATAGATAAATTACAACTCCTAAATCTCTCCAACTAGTATATTCATTATCTGTTATTTCATATCTAATAAATAACAAGTAAGTTCCCATTCTCATTCTTCCACCAGCCATCTGTCCGTAATCAGTTACAGTAACTTGCGGAATATTAGGATTAAGAGTAAAGATATTATCTGAACCTAAATCAGCATTATTAAGATTTATAACTTTTAGTGGCACATCTTCTCTAGGATTACGTTCACTAATAGCTATGATTAAGTCTCCACGAACATTATACGTATAAGTTCCAAATACTTCTCCACCGTACCATTCCCATGAAGCAGCTACTTTAATAGTCTCACCAGTAAACTCATTATATCTAAATATTTCATTGGCATTAGTAAAGATAACAAGTTCAGTAGCACAAGGCACAATACCAACAATGGTATTATCAAACGTAGCAATAGTTTCTAAAGACTTTTCATTCTGGATAGAATTGCCATCTTTAGAAACTACTATATTAGAAGCATGAGTTATAGAACCATTCTTTATAAATTCTAACCCATCATCTTTATTTAATTCTTTAACTATTTCCATTAGTCTCTAGGTCTAAATGTTGAATTATAAAAGAATGACGCCCAACCTTTATAGGCATTAGCATCTTGGTTTTCATTAATAACAGAAGTTCTAGCCCTGTCACGAGAATCTCTCCATAACAAATATGGATTAACTGGCATAGCACCTTGTAGAGAATATACTTGATGTTTAAGTCCTCTACTTAGTAACTTCCACATACAAAACCATTCAAGAGCTTCAATAAGTTTACCGTTATTAGGAATAACAGGTATATTACAATGAAACGTATCACTATATACAGTCTTAACTGTAAGATAGGATACGATAACAATATCAGCATCAAAGTTTAATTGGATTGCATTAGCATCCCGAAGATACACGTAATTCTTTCCTTCGTAACCTTCGGGGTCAATCTCGACAGTACGCTTACTTTCACGTTCTCTAGCTCTTTCTCTATCTTGAACGAAATGCTCGGTAGTACCGGAAGAGCAAGAACATTTACCTTTCTTTAAGGGGGAAATCTCGCAACCCTCAACATAAACTTTAAAAGCATTCATACAACATGGGAAATAAGCAACTCTATCAACAACATTAATAGTAGTTTCTTTTTCTTCATATTGAAGAATACCCATCTCATTCATAGCATCTATACACCAAGCACCCACTCTAGGTATATAATCACTATTCATAATATTGAAATCATTATCAAGTCTTGCGATAATAGTTTCTACGGAAGATAGCTCTTTGTTCATTATTTCTAATATATTTTATAGTGTAACTTGGGTCAAACTTATTAATTAAAGAAAGACGATTATTAATATCAGTATCGACATTAATAATATCTTCAACAGTCTTACATTCAGATAGTATATCATCGTTACTACGCTTCATGTGAAGATTAGTTCCATAGAATTTAAACAATGGTCTATTCTTAATTGTACCATCAATCATAAGTAACTTACAATAATAAGGATTATCAAGATACTCCACATATTTAATTCCTTCGTATTTCTCACCTCTTAGTAAGGCTGCTGCATGGTCTTTCTTATTATAAGGAATAAGTCCTTGTGCAAGAAGATTTCTTTTGTTTAGTTCTGTTTTATAATAGTCAATTACTTTTTTGAACTTAACAACTTTTCCATCAGCAGTGGTAAAACTATCTCTAACTATAACTCTTTCTATGATAAGACAACCAAGTCTCTTTTCAAACTTATAAACTTTTCCTCTTAGAACTTCTTTAGATACTTCTCTAAAGAATAACTTGCAATAGGCTTCGTATTGAGGACGAGTAATACTTTTACGATTCTTAATTCTCTGTTGTCTTATCTCATATTCTTTTATTTTACGAAGTACTCTAAAATATTGTTTTAAGTTACGATATATATTACCGTATCTTAATTGTTTAGAAGAATCGAATTTAACGAACTTAGCATCTATTGCTGTCTCCATCTTTCTATTAACATCTAGTTCGTCAGTATTCCATTCCCAATAGTTATAGACACATACATCAAATATAGCTTCAATAGCATTTCTATTCTGTTCAATAGAATATTTGATTTTATATAATAAAGATTTGTATCTAGCTATCTTTTCGGACACGAGAACATAATCCTCTTCGGCTGTCTTTATAAAACTAGTATACATATTTCTGTGGTCGTATCTTTCACCGCTAGCCATAATTATACTTCTATTTGTTGTTTATTTATATCATCCTTAACTGGGACTTCATTAGTTACTCTCTCTACATTAAGTAGATTACGTTTATAGATTACATCTTTGATTCGTTCTACCATATCTTCGGGAATGATAAACTCATCATCATTATCGAAGTTAGATTCAACTCCTTCTGTTGTTTCAACAGGTATTTCAGTAGGTATTTCAAATGGTGATTCAATAACAATATGTCCTAGTGGTTCAATCAACGGATTACCATTTCCATTAACATATAGATAACCATTGATATAATCATAACTTAGACTAGTACACATTCCTGGTAATGCTTTATAAAATTGAGCATTTGCTTCTTTAATAAAAGGAATAGCCATATTATCATAACCAACAGTACGAACACTAACAAAAGGAAGATTATTATCAAGACGAACTGGTCTAGGTATTCTAGTCTTACTTCTTTTAACTTTATACTTCGTACTTACAAGACTTTGAAATATATCTCCGTCAGGAACATTAATAAGACTTACTCTATATCTCTGCATTAATATCTTATCGACATTAGCATGACGCTCATAAGTCTGTCTTATCTGTTCATTGAATGTATGAATAACTGCACTACGAATAGTTTGTCTCGTAGTAAAGTTATTAGGCTGATGAATAGCATGAGCTATTTCAGATACAATTTGATTTAATGAAGCCATATTACTTTTGTTTTTGAATTAGTATTATAACAAATATAGTTATTATATTGGTATTAACAAGACTTTTATTAATAATTTTGATTCAGCACTATTATCTAGCTTACTATCTAGCTTACAAGCGTTCGCATTGTAAATATTTTTATACACGTGACGCATTTTAAGGCTCGTAGAGACACGCAAGTCTATCGGATAATAGTAAGTTAAGGTTAGGCACTAAAATGCAATGATGAGCTTCTGTGAAAGCGTAGGAGCGTGGGACGTAGTTTTTATTCCCCCATAAAGAGATGTGTATACTATGAGAGCCGACCATTGCTAGCCGACTCTCATTTACTACTCTTACTAATAGTACTTACTTTGGATATTGATTAGGTTCATCATCTTCTATTATAAACTTCTTATAATCTATCTTGAAGAAGGCGAATATTGGTTTTAGAATCCAACTCCAAAATATAAAACTAAGAATAATAGAATTAAGTACTACTTTAACATCACCTAACTTTAACGAGAAGTATATTACTCCCATTAATACAGCACACACAAGAGTTATCACTCTTTTATTCCAAGTACTTACTACTTTATCTCCATTAAGTTTGTCAACTAGTTTAATTACTAAATACGCTAGTACATTAACACAAATAACAAATGCAAAATCGAAACTAGTAGCAGTAGTACGTAGAATTTCATTAAGTATATTCCCGAAGTCCATATTACAATAAGAATAATAGAGTACCTAAAATAACACTTAATAGCACACCTGCTATCTTTACATAAGACACAACCTTCACAGGAAGGATATTAGTAATCTCTTTCCATGCGAATACTATAATAGTAATAGCTATTATAGTTACAAACAATACTTTAACAAATATTCCCATAAGCATTAAGTTTTATATTACAGGCGCAAATATAAAACTTTATTTTAAAAAGAAAAGAGAGACTACTATTATTTAGTAATCTCTCTTTAGGAATATAACAGAACTTGTATTACTTCAACTCGTTGAAATACTTCCAGAGTTTATCTTCTCCGAAATCAACGTCATCAAACCAAAAGTTGATAGCACTCTCGAATATCATATCGTCAAAGTTTCCTTTTCCGAACCACTTCTCGAACAGTTCACAGTAGTCGTGATATTGAGCATTAATAGCTACATAAACATCAGCAACTTCTACTTCATCTTCTAGTTTATCTTTGAATTTACTACAAACTTCGTGAGCTTTCTGCATATCGTATTTCTCACCGATATATTTCTTACCGTCTTTGACATGGTACATTTCATCAACAGTACGTTTAGCTTCCTGTTTATTAAAATGTTCATCACCATACTCATAACGTTCATCTTCACCTACTCCGAGCATCCGCATAAGAAGCATACGTTCATCATCATCGTATCCTCTACGATGTTCATCGTAACCTCTATGCTCATCTCCTTCGTAGTTATCGTAAGTCCTATATCCAATACGATTCATCATTCCTCTTCCACGACCGCCACGACCGCTTCTTCCACGACCGCCACGAGCAAGGAAATCATTAATTCGTTCGTACATTATGTCTCTCCGAGAACGAGCACGAACATCATGGTCTGTCTCGTATGGTACTTCTCTCATAATATTACTTAGTTAATAGTTGTCTGAATGTTTCCAAATCAGACTGGTTAAACATAATTCCTTTATTAATAAAAGGAATAGAAAGAGTTATGTTACCATTAGAGATGTTACCATTACCTAGAACTGGAATATTAAAATCAAAGTTAGGAATAGATTTGATTATTTCAATCTCCTCATCAACTATACCTTCAATATCAATCTTTCCGTCTTTAGCAATAGTATTGATAAACTTATCAAAACTATCAATGTTATTAATAATTGCACGTTTAGCCAAAGGCTTAACTAACTTAATAGCTGGATTAGATTCGCCAAGAATATCTATCTGATTAACAATGTAATCTTGCAGCTTTTGTTTTACTACACTTACTTCTATCATTACTTCATAGTTTTAATAAATTCTTCATAAGTAAGAGAAGGATTCTTTGCACTAGCTTCTTTAAAAGCATTGAACAATTGCATCTCTCTTTGTGACATCTCGATTATACTAGTCTTTAGATTCTTAACTAACTTTAGTTGATTATCTAACAGAGCTTTACCTTCCGGACTGTTCTCAATATTAGCTCTTACTAAATTAAGAACTTCTGCTTGAACCATAGATTGAAGATTATTATAATTAGCTACATATTCTTCATTAGTAGCAAGCATACTTCTTTGTTCATTAGTAAGAGGTTCAATCTCTGCATCAATCAAGTCCCAAACACTTACTTTAGCAGTTTGTTGAGGACTAACTTGTTGCAAAGTTTGTTGTCCATTAGCAGCTTGTTGAATCTGTCTTTGCCTAGCTTCAATAAGTCGCTTCTGTTCTTCTAAATATTGGATTTGGTCTGTAAGACTTCCAGTATTTAATAGAGGGTCTGCTCCTCCCAGTATAACTTGATTAATAGGTAACATAACTTATTCTTTAGTTGATTAGTAATATTATGTAGCAGGAGTACTAGCAGTTTGAGTAAACCCGCACGGTAGACAACCATTGGCATTTCTACCAACAAGACCTGTTGTAGTAGGCTCATTAGGTAGACAAGTAACACCATAGATAACATTACAAGTCTTTTTATCGACATAATTGATACCTGCGGTGAACGCTCTCTCGATTTCGCACTGGATAAGTTTATCCTGATAAGGACGAATAGCAGCACTAACAGCAACTTGCGTTTTAAGTTCGCTAATCTCTGCTTTAAGAGAATCGTAGTTATCACGGTTTCCCTTGTACAGCAAGAAGTCTGCATCAATTTGTGACTTATACAAACCGAACATTTCGCTGTCTATTACCTGACGGTCTTGGAAGCGTTGGCTCTGTTGAGTTAAAGCCCACTGATACAAACCACCTTGCAAAGCAAGAGTATCTTCACAAGACTTACTCCATGCTTGGAAAGCAGTAGGAGCACTGGCACTTCCCATTCCAGCACCAACTACATTAATGTTTGTAGAACCGTCTCCCATAAGACCTGCACCAGTTCCGAGAACACCAGCAGAACGACGATTACCAAATAAAGCCCAAGCTCCAAGAGCAGTACCGATAATACCAAGCGTAAGACCTGCATTAGCTTTACCGTTAACATCACGGCGACCATAACCGTCCATCCCTGCACCATTATAACCTTCGGGAACGACTTTAACTTTTTCAATTACTTGCATAATAAATAAGGTTTAGATTAATAAATTAAGAATATCTTATAGCAGCTACTATACACTCATAACAAAGGATAGTATTAGAAGTTCGACCATTAATCTATTTTAGCTATAAATAATAATTTTATTAAAAGTTAGGTATTGTATGAACAAAATAAAAGCCCTACTTGTTATAGGCAGGGCTTAGAGTTAAGCAATAAAAGCAATGTCACTCCTCTATGGGGGAATCTTCTATTACCTCATCTTCTTTAAAATTCCATTCAGGACTTGACAATAAAGTAGCAAGTGCTTCATTAGAATAAGTTTCATAAGGATATTCAATACTAATAATTTCCAATCCTTCTTCATCAGTAGTAACTGTTCTAGTTACTTTTTCAGGAAACACTTCTTTATAATGTTGGCACTTCATCAATACTTTGTCTTTACTAACATTACTACGAGGAACTAAATTAAGTTCATCAATCTTTGCTGACTTCTCTTCATCTATATCAGCAACAGGAAATACAATGTAATCAATCATAATCTTTAAATATTAAATATTAAACTTAATGTATACATAACTACTGCAATTATAGCAAGTATTATATAAACTACTTTAAGTAGTTTATAAGGCATTATTTTCATTTATTCATCTTTTATAAATATTGGGTTATTTAAATCAATTATTTCATCCTTTTCCATCAGGTTCTTTAGGAAGTTAATCTGCAATAATGGTATGGTTTTCGGATAGAGCATAGATTTATAAACTACCATAGACATACGTCCTCCGTTCCAATCTCCAAAATTAATTCCTTTTATATCAGGATTAGTACCAAATGTTGTTGCTACTCCATTAACACTAGTCTTAGTCATATATCCTATTAATGGTGGGTCAATAGCACCAGTTGAAGGAAGTAAAGCCTTACCAAAAGAATAATAACTATTTCTATTGGCTTCGTTTGAACTAGAATCTAAACAATATACAAAAGCATATCCACCACTAGTAACATGTTTTACATCTCCTTTTCTAGCTATTAAACCTCCATTTCCAGTAAATCCTTTAAGTAGAGATGCTTTAACTAAGAATGTGAAATCATCAACTATTGGAATATTAACATTCTCGCTATAATCTTCTGCTCCATCGTATGCAAGACCATTAGGATACAGAGGAAGCATTTCAATGGTAACTTCTTCGTCTACTGCAAGAGTAGATAAATCAAACCGTAACAGATAGTACATTCTATCTTTATTTGCGTCTAATTCAGTTAATTCTTCTTCGGTTAAATGCCTTAAATTAATAGAAGTATCTTCATTAGGATTTAAGGTAATATTATTAACTACATATCCAAAGTTTTCCCCGTTAGATTTATAGGAATGCATATCCCAGTAAACTCTAATAGATTTATTAGCTTTAACTTTAAATGGGATATCCTTTGTTATAAATTCTTTAACAGTAGCGTTTTGGAAATACCAGCCATAATCCGAAGTACTTAGATTCTTAAGTGTAATACTATATCCATTTCGAGATACAACATCAATATAACCATTATCAGGAGTTAAATACCAATCTAGTTCATTATCAAACTTAGAAAACTCATAACCATCATAACCTGACATCTTATCGTAAGCATGATTATAATTAATCAAATCATAATCACCTACAGCTACACCTCTTTGTTGAATAGTGTCTTTATCAGCATCAGAGTTAGTCTTACCATAAGCGTCCCAATAATAAGGCGGTAATTCTACTTTAGCTTCAACGCCCACATACTCGTTCAATTCCTGTATCTTGTCATCTGTTGATATTTCATCGAAGAGCATGAAGTCGTAGAGAGACATTTTAGCAAAATTAGATGATTTACCAGTATTACAACCAATTACTGGTACTATTATACCTCCTAAAGAAGAATTAGCAATTGTAATATTATGAGTTATATCTTTTAATGTATAAGTTTCAATATTATTATTTTCTATTCCATCTATATAAGTTTTACCATTCTGATTACGTGCCTGATATGCTATTCTAGGATTAACTGCATCATCTTCTAAAGTTGTAAGTACAGCAAAACTTCCAGATGCTCTTTGGTCATATAACAGTGCTGGAGATTTTTGCCAATTCACCTTCATCAACACCTGTTTACCTCCACTAGACAAAGTAGGAATAGTAACAAAGTCATCTACACCATCAAATTGATATGAACCATCTTCATTAACTCCACTTCCTTCCGCATAAGCCGAGTTATGGATAACTCCATTATTACCATGACCGGATATATCGGGGATATAACCTAATATCTTGTAACTAGAATTTGGAATACGTAGTAGTCTAGGAGATAGGATACATTTAGGTTCGTTGTTATCAAATATATAAGCACTTTCAGCCTTAAATACCATTGTTTTTTCAACAATAACTTTAGAACTAGTTACTTGATTGCCATTCAATAATAATCCAAATATATTATATATATTAGGAAGTAGATTAGAATCAGCGGCAGAACCTATTCTAGTAATAGTAGAACCTACTCTGAATTTACCTCCCCAAGATACTTCATTACCATTCTCATCCTTGAATCTCAATAGAACTGGATACGGCTGAACAATATCCTCGTATCTAATGTACTCGTCAATAGTGATGTTTACTTCTTGCGGAGAATCATAATTATATATTTGGTTAATATTAAAAGCTGTATCATCAACGGAACTTCTTCTATAACCAATATTTACTCCGTTAAATGTAAATACTGTAAGTTCATCAACATTATTTTTTAGATAAAGATTGGCTCTAAGATAAGCATCTTTGGATATATAATCGCCTATATTAATTCTCTTTTGATAATTATTTAAATAAAAATCTAACCTAACATATTCTACATTACTTGTAATAACAGGGTTCCATTGAACCAAGCTACTATCTACTTGAATATCCATAGTAATCTTCTGTGGAGACTTATCCGTTACATATCCTAAAATGTCATAAGCATAGTTCTGACCTCCCGCTTTTCTAATTTCAACATCTGTCAAACTAGAAGAAGTTATACTAGTTATTTTATAAGGTTCTTCTAAATCTACTACAATAGCTATTCTTTGTCCAACAGGAATGTAATCACCTATATTTAAGTCAATATAATCAGCAGTTTCATTTAACTTATAGTACTTTACATTCTTAATTCTATCATCCTGCTTGATAATAGGTCTAAACTCCACCATGTTTGGATACAGCGTACCCAGCTTGTGCTTCTTCAACTGACGCTCTATCAAAAACTTGGACATGCTATAAGGAAAGGACATGAGAGAGTAGATAGCTACATTAGCAAATCGACTATCTCTATCTCTAAGTATACCTAACCAAAGTTTATCAGAGTCAAGTGCCGTACCAGCTAACAATTCTATCCCATTATAGCTATATTTAGATTGATAACTTATACTTCTAGTAAAATCAGTATTAGCAACTTTACCATTATTTTTATAGAAACTCCAAGCACTTACATTATTAGGACTACCTAAGTACTCAAATAAGAAAGCACCTTGTTTGTTTACATCTGTTGAATCTTCGGATTTAGAAGCAACTATTCCGGCTGTATTACCAATAGATATTATTTCTCTATCTATAATGAAAGTATAATCCTTGTAAATAGGCATATCAATAACTTTACCAAAGTCATTGATACCATCTAATAGAATACCACCTTTACAACTAGGAATAATACTATATTTTATAGAACCTTTAGTTGACTTAGGAAAATACCATTCTGATAGAACAACATTTTCTGCATTTTCAGGAAGTTCTGTATATCTATCTTTAGTATACATTTCTAACTTATGATAACCTTTTCCAACTGGTTCATTTATAGGAATAGCATACTTTACTCCATCTACTTCATATTTGCATTCGTGTACTAAGAAATTATTATCTTGATAAAGATAAACATTTATAGGGCTATATACTTTATCTAAATCAGAATCTCTTCTTATTCTACTTACCCAATAACCATTTGTAGTAGATTCTACAATTCTAGTAAATTCATCTATTTGCTTTATTATTGAAGTTGAAGAAGACTCACTAGTCCAATCTTTAAATGTTTCATATTGTTTAGCTGCAATACCACTACCGCCTTTCCAAGCTAGATTATACATTTGTATATCTCTACCATTACCACTATAATCAATTAACCTATCATTAAAATCAGCATGATTATCATTAGTAATACCTTGTCTTTCTATATTACAACGTATATCAGGTTTAAGCGTTCTATCTAAGTTAAAGTAAGCAATAATAAGATTAATATCATCTTCGGTAGCTTTACCTAATAATGCAAACGTCCAATAATGAGCAACACTACTTGTTTCAAGTATATTACCATTATCATCTATATATCCTTGTACACTAAATCTTTCTGATAATATATCTCCTCTATATTCTACAATATAGTCATTCTTATCTCCTAATATATTATTTATTACTTTAGAAGCACTAGAATTAACATTTTTAATATTAAAACATGTATAACCATATATTCCAGTTTTACCAATATTACTAATAGAATTTCTTATAAAAGTATCTCCATTTCTAATATAATTAGTTAATGGAATAGAAGCAGAATTTCTAAAAGATATTTGATGAATCATACTAACAATAGTAAGTTCTTTAGTAACTCCCATTTCTTGAAGAGTCTTTTGACTAATAATCATGTCGTTTATTCCGTCAGTAACAAAAGCATCTTCAAAGTTTGGAATTTGAGTTATAGTTCCACTACATTCTTCTGATGTAATACCAATAGAAAATCCACAATTTACAGGAGTTTCACCAGTATATTTAGTATTATAACTAGTAGGAACCACATATTCTTCTGATGTAATAACCTTATTAGTAAATACTCCTTCCGAAGTTATATAATTATAAAATACTTTGCCTTCTCCTTTAAGTTTAATACGAACTTTAAAAGAAGGTATATCTTTTCCAATATTTGATTTATAATATAATAAAACCCAATTAACATTACTAGAAAAACTAAAAGATTCGGAATTAACAGAAGTTATCTTACTACTTTTAGTCCAAGTAGTAAAATCTTCATTATATTCTCCGAATCCACTATTTAATTTATATGCAGCATTTAGAATCTCTAAATCTCCGCCAGCATTAGGAATCTTATTCTTAATAATATTCCTATCAGCATCAGTATTCTTCTTACCATAATTAGTCCAAACACCAATCATTCTAGCTTTAAGCTCTGGTGGAAAATAAGGCTTATCTCCACCAAGAGCATTGTTCTTAAAAGGAATACCGATACCTATACCAAGTCCAGTATTAGTACCCATATTGTAACGTATCAGCAACAGCGTTATTAACTTGTTTAACTAACTCAACATTCCAACCGGAATAAAGAACAGTAGTAATAGGTTCGTCCATACCAGCAAGAACTACTTCAACTGTTATAGGGTCTTCGGTAACATTCTTCAATAAGAATGGTTCTTTACCACCCATTCCATTAGGAATAGAAAACTCTGCAACAGCTTCAACTTTACCCATTATAGATATTTGTAAACTATTAGCTGAATTAGCTCTGTTATAAATACGATTATCCATGATAATTACTTTTAAATGATTATTAATTGGTCTTTGTAACATTCCCCCGTAAAGAGCCGTGATTACTGTTAATACTCACTCCTTTATGGGGGACGTTACAAGAAACTAAATTTTGTTTAATTATACAATACTATTATCAACTTTTTGTTATACCATACCTGTATTCCATCCACTAGGAACACTATTACCATTAGTAAGATTAGCCTTACGCATAGCATAGAATACGTTCGCTCTATTAACAGAGGATAGACTATTTAGCCAATTCCAAAATTCAGGAACACTACCAGTAGTAGAAGTTGCATTATAGAATACACCAGTAACATTAGTAAGCTGTTTATGTTTACTAGCATTAAACAATGTAGAACCAATCTTCTTAGGGCTTCTACCTGACCAATCGCCCTGACTTTGCCCACTAGCAAAAGCATAACTAATATTCTTTAGATTGACATTCTTAGCGAATATATTATCGTCTATTTGTTGTGCTTGACTAGCAGTTGATTCAAATTGTGCGGCTAAGAACAAACAAGATATATCCTGTAAGTTAATACAATCAATTACAAATTCAACAGGCACAATAACATCGGCAGGAATTACACAGAAATAGAACATATAAGATATATTAGTTAATTTAGTTAATCCTGCGAACATTTGCTTAGAGAACATTTCACCAATATCTCCTGTGGAATTATTCCATTTATATGGAAGAATTAAAGGACAACGATGGAATGTCATTGATAAATCAGTAACATTACTAACTGGTTTAAATAAGTTAGTTGGAATACGACCACGAATACCATAGTTAAAGTAATTGTATGTTCGGTCTCCATCAGGTCTACCACTACCACTAAACACACCATTAATAACCATATTAGTTCCATTAGTACAATAATAGAATAAGTCAGGTGAACATAAATAATTCAATACTTTTCTATTAGCATGAACAGAACTAGGTGGAGCGATTGAAGAAGCAGCATCTTTAAATACATCGGGTATAACAGGAGAACAATTTATTGTTCCATTTGAAACAGCTGTATAAAGACTACTGTTTAATATAATATCTTCAAGTCCACTAAGTCCATCGTAGGCATATTCATTCCAAGCATATTCATATTTATCATAATCTTTATTTAAGATTACTCTATGAATATCTCTATTATAGTTAATCATTGTCTGCTCTTCATCAAGATATTCTCTAGGGTCGTAATTAGGATTAAGAATATATTTAACTGGATTATACTTTTCATTAGGTACTATAATATCTCCATAATTACTTGGAGTAAGATTACCATAATTCATAGTATAAGCCTGTGCTTCTGTACTTTGGAATCTCTCTAAACAATAAGACATATTAACTATTGTCTTTCTAGGAAGAGTTCTCTGTTTATTATAAGTAATCTCTGCTGGCATTTCAGCACTTTCAATCCAATTACCTTCACTATCTATACCATAGTTTTCTGTAATATTTTGGCTAGCTGCATCTACTGCATTCCAACCTTTATAGCTAACATTAGAAGTTTGTTCCATATAGAATAGTCCATAAGGAATAAAACCTTTCTTAACGAAGCTAGTTTCTATTTCAGAGAAGCATCTATGAACATTAATTAGTTTACAATTAGAGAAGCCCTTACCAGTAAGCGAGTACTTACAATTCTTCATATCATAATATAGATATGATATATTAGTAAGATTGTAATTAGTCTTAAATGAATTAAGAGGAAGCTCTATTATACTATTTGCAGGAAGAACTAGTTTAGAGAAGAATCCAGGTATTTCAACAATAGCATTACAACCAGTAAATACATCATAAGGGAATGTTTCTTCTCCTTCTTTAACGAATTGTTTAGTGAATCCTTGAAAACTCCCTAAAGTACTTTCATTAATAGCTTGTTGTCCAGTTATATATTTTAATGAGTTTCTCAATCTACTAAACATTGAATTGTGGATTGGGAAAATAACATTAGAACCTGAACCTAAACTAAATGAATCATAGATACCATACAAAGCTGTCGGGAATCTTACTTGTGTCTTATTCTTAACAGTACCACCAAATATATTATATAAAGAACCAGTAGAATTAACAAGTCCTTTAAATGAACTTTGAATATATTTAAGTTTAGTATTCTTATAGAATAAAGGACAATACTTTACTCCATCTTCTACATCTTCATCTGTTATTTGATTAAAGTATATATTAGAATTATTAAACATAGTATTTAAATATTCTAAATCAGGAAGATTAGCAAGAAGTGTTCCACAATCAGCACTAACAAGATGCTCATCAATAGTACTATCACTAGGACAACTATTAATATTATCTACAAACTTAATAGTTCCAGTACTAAAAATACTTAGTCTTTTAAGCTTAGAAGGCACATTTCCTTTAAACTTAGCTAAGAAAGCAGGACTTGTATATCTAGTACCACCGAAATAAAATATTCTATCCATAGCTTGTAAATTAACAAGAGGACTAAATAATCCATTATGTTCAGTAGAACCATGATCATAAGTACTAGTTAATATTTTAAAGTCTTGTTCTTGTAATCCCCAAAATAGAGAGTTCATTGTAACTACTTTAGTACAATGATTAAACATATTTCTTCTAGGACTATCTAGCAAATCCCACTTAATATTCTTAGCACTAGCAAAACAACTATCAAGAGTAGTTACATCATCACACTTATATAAGAAATAATAAACATCATATATACTACAATTAGTAGCATTGAACATAGAAGTACAATTAGTAGTACCAATAGTAAAATTAGTTCCTAAATCAGTATTATTATCCCAAGCAGTCTTCCCTTCTTCTGTACTAGTATCTGAACCAAACCATTCTCCCATATAATCAGGAGTAATGCCTTCTACTTTTTCTTTAGGCTCATGAATATAGAAATTACCACATTGAGCAAATATAGAAGTACCATTAAGTTTAATATGTCCAAATACTCTTTTAAGATTAGAGCAACCAATAAAGAAACTACCACCTACATTGAAAGGAGTATTTCTATTATTATCAAACTTAAAGTAATGTACACCTTTAGCATTTTGAACCGATAAACTAGTAAGATTAAGTTTACTAATATCGAATATCTTATTTTCTTTATAGGTAGGAACAGCAGCATTACCATATTGGATTGCTGATACCTGACTATTAGAAATATTAAGTGTTCTAAGATTAGGTAAACTTGAAGCTGCTTGGATATCATTAGGTGTATTAGTACTAGATATATTTAATTCTTTAATATTAGGAACACCTACTATATAAACAGTCAATGATTCATTAGTACATTGAGATACATTAATGATTTCAACATTATTACAATTGGATACATTAAATGTAGTTAAGTTAACGTTGTTAGTACAAATTATAGACTTTAAGTTAGGACACGAAGTAATTCTTATAGTATGTAAGTCTCCTAGATTACTAAGGTTTAATTCAGTAATCTTATCACAAGAATCAATAGTAACAGTTTTTAACCGTTTACAACCAGAGAAATCTAATCTATCCAAGAACGGTTGATTAACTAAACTAATACCTTCAACAGCTGAATTAGCAATATTCAGTAATGCAAGAGAAGCATTAGGCAAAGATATAGAAGTTACAATAGAACTAGATATATTCAAATCTTTCAATTTGGTATACTTTTCTATATTAACCGTAAATGTACCTTGTCCAATGTTACCGCTCCAAAACTTAGTATTACTTAAATCAATATGTCTTACGTCAGAATAACCTTCATCATTAACGAATACTGTTTCAAATGGAATAGGAGAATCACTAAGAGTATCAACAGAAGACAAGTCTAACTTAGAGAAACTAGGAAGTTTCATAGTAGACATAAATCGTTGGAATCTCATTCCGCCTAATCCTTCAATATCATTAATTTGAGGAGTATTATTAATAGTAATCTGCGTATTGAAAGAACTAATAGGAGATAATCTGATTTCAGTAGGCTTACCTTCTTCTAAGAAATATCTAGTATCGGTAGTATTGCCAATATTAACTACAAATATTGCAGGACAATTAGATGTAATAATAAGTTTAGGATTAGTAGCTTCTGCACCACCTGCGGAGAATGTACCCTTATTATTATAAGGTTGAATATTAGCAGCATTGCTATACTTAAATACTCCGTCAAAGAACCAAACTCTCTTCTTCATCCAATCTCGAACATACTCAACACGAGTACCATGTAGAAATTCAATATTAGCATAAGAAGGTTGTCCACCTGATTCACCAACATAAGCAGTAAGATACTTAACATTATAATCATAATTAAACAGAAGCTCTCCACAATCTTTAGTTTGAGCTGCAAAGTAATTATCTATATAATCATTAATATCTTTACAAATAGTAGCATTGTTTCTCCATAAGTCCCAAAGAGTTTCAAGAGAACTATCGAATACTCCAGTATTAGCAAAGATAGTATCTCTTAATACATCCCACATACGAGAACTATAAGTATCATATCCACCGTCGGCAGCGTTTTTAGTAATAACTAATGAGTTAACATTATTATTATCATTATTACTAAATGTATCTAACCAAGCAGTTTTAGCAACAGATTCAAGAGCTACGTTATCAAGACCATTACCAGTATCCATATCATAGAATCTGATAAACCACTTATTAGCCCCACCAACATCATAACAGACTAAAGTTAAGTTCTTACCTAATGAATCAACAAGCCCATACTTTACACACGTTAATAAGTAAGAGTAAGCATTCTTAATTGAGAACTTAGTATCAAGTTCAGCAGCAAGAGTAGACCAACTAGATTGTGCAGGATATTCACCTTCGGTTTCTTCATATCCTCCTACTGATTCATTCCAAATATACTTCTTAACTGTCGAAGTAGTCATTTGAGCAAAGATACTAAATAGCTCTTGTAGTGCTCTCCAAACATTATCGTCAGTAACAGGAGCAGTTGGTTCTAACCAGTTACCACCGTTATATTTAAACTCACCTACATGCTTTATAATAGATAAGTCATCTTGCATAAACAAAGCTAACGGCAATATCTTATCACCGTCTACAATTATATTTGCATTTTCACCGAACTCATAAGAATAAACCTTACGTTGGTCTATGTTTCCAAACATCTCATCTTGAGCATAAGCATGATAAGAAGTAACAAAAGCAGGTAACTTATTATTTACATATTCTCCGGCTGTATTCTTTATCTTAGTAGTAAAGTCTTTCATAAACCGGAAACCCATATTATAATAAGCTCCACGACCTAAGTTAAAACTATATATACCAAGCATAGTTTGAGTTTCTTCACCGTCAAACTGAATAAGTAATATAATAGGAAATCCTTCAAGTGTTTGCTTAATAGTTACCTTATCATGAACTGTCTTATCACGAGTATCTACTGGACGGTGAGCTTCTAACTCTTCCATAGGCGGAGTTTTCTCGAATAAGAAATCCGAGTTATCATTAATCCATTTACCAATAGAAGCATTGTTAGCATGAGCACTATCTACAACATCAGCTTTAAGAGTAAACTGTCTTTCAGGAAACCAAGTCTCTTTAGGTTGGAATAACTCATAATCAAGGTTACTTCCGTCATCGGCTTTCAACATCTTATCAAATCTTATTTCTAAGTTCTTAATAAGATTGTTCATAGTAGATGTACCTTGTTTAGAAACAGCAACATCAGTAGTATATTCAGAACTTGATTTACCAGAAGTCGGACTAAAGTAACTCATAGTACAACCAGTATACCAGTTATTATTCTGTCCACCTATTTCCTCAAATACAGCACGAGTAAAACCAGTATTAGCACAATTAATCAACATAATATCTACTGGAAGTACTTTAGTAGTATCAGAAATAAGACTATTAAAGTTAACATTAGCATAAGTCTGATTAATATCGTCCCAAAGTGTTGAATTTGGTTCAGAATCAGAAGTAGAGAAGAAGTTTCTTAACTTCATTCTATTGTATTCTGTAAAATCTATACTACCGTCAGCTAGTAGAGTTGCTCTAGCTTTTGAGTTCATTGCATTGATAACAATCTGTTTATCATTCGCAGGAACACGGAACAACTTAATATCATAGAAGTTAACATCAGCAAAATTCTGAATTTGTCCAGCATTACTAATATCACAACCTAGATATATCTTTGAACTAGTTCTCCAAGTAAAGTCATTCTTTATTTCACGAGCTGTATTAAGAATACCATTAATAAAGATAGCAACAACCATCTTTCCTGGATTCTTATTAACTATAAAATCAACAGTATTAATAACATCTTGTTGTATCTTACAACTCATAGTCTCTTTAATATTACCGTCAGTATAAGACCAAGTAATATCTTCAAGACCTATTTTAATACCTTCCGAGAATTGCTCATCTGTATTGTAATCCCCTATAAAGAAGACTGTTCTATTTGAGAAAGGATGTCTATCTGACTTGAATGTACACGATATACCAAAGCCTTGTCTTGACCAGTTATTAAGAGTAGTAGTATCATCTTTAAATGGTTGTACATCAATTACTCCATAAGCCTCTCCTGATATACGTAACATTGATTGTCCGTTCTTTGTTAAGAAGCCTGAAAGAACACCATTAGTATTATATACATTTAGTTCAGTTGTAGCACCGCTAGGTTCAATAGCACCAGGAACTGTAAATGAAGGTTCATTACTTGTCCAAACTTTAGTAGTAGATACTTGTGGAAAATTTTCTTGGCGAATATGCCAACTAGCATATCTACTATTATTAGGATTTTGGTCAGCAATAAGTGCTTGAGAACTAGATACAACTTCACAAGCTAAAACAGTGTCGGTAATAGGGTCGCCCTTTTCAGACCAACAACGAAGAGTTATATTCCAATTACCTAATACTTCTCCTTCAGTTGGAATAGCATAACTAAATACTTGTTGTTTGCCACGTTGAACATATTGGTTATCATTATAGTTTCCTTCATCAAAGTAACCTATATCTTTAACAATACCATTATGTTCTATTCTAACAGCATAATAGATAAGACTTACTCCTGCAAGATACGGAGTGAATGCAAATGATATATTACCGCTTTGAGAGAACTTAGTTCTTTCAATTCCTGAATCTACTTCTGCCTTACTAGTAATACCTTCTACAAGTACTACTAGGTTTACACCGTCTTCTACTACTACACGATTTGTTACCTTATCTGATTGAACAGTTTGTCCATTCATTGAAGTAAACGCTTGTGCCTGTATAGTATAAGAACTACCGGCAATAATACTTCCTAAATCCCATAAGTTAACATTAACTTGTCTAGGAGCAGTAGAAGTAGTTTTACCTAATTCAATAGTTTTACTAGCACCATTAGTTACATTAGTAACTACAAGATTAACATCTGAACCGATAATCTTACTAGTAATACTATAAGTAAAAAAGTAATCAATACCAACAGTTGCAGTATTTCCTGATACAGAACTAGCGAGTTTAATACTTGCTTCTACTATATTTAATAGATATGATTCAGCAAAGAATCCGTCTGTATCACTAGCTGTAATTACAACAGAGTGATTACTATTAGAAGAGAATCTATCTAACTGCGGAATATTAAGAGTTCCAGGAGTATTAGTCCATGCTTCTTTACCTTCGATAATATTATTACCGTCAAGAGTAACAGTAATAAAATATCGTTTATTATTCTTAGAAGAAGTAATAAGATATTCCAGTTTAATATTAGTAGTTACAGTAGAATAAAGATAATTAATATTACCTTCTTTTACTATATTACCATTAGTAAGTGTTATTTTATCTCCGGTAGCTCCTCCGCCACCGCCACTTCCACCACCACCATGTTCGGCAAGCCAAGCAATGTAACCACCATGTTTCTTCAATGCTTCATCGTGGCGAACAAGAACATCATTAAGACTCTCCGTAGTCTTACCTTCTTCTGCAAGTTCAGGGTCAATAAGACGAGGGTCATCAACTACAATTCCAGTAGCTTTACCTGAAGATGATATATCCCAATTTCCAGTATTAGGATTATATCTTTTAATATTATCTGCCATAATTAACCAATATTATAAGTTGGAAATTTCACATTAATTATATCATTACCATTATTAGTTTCTCCATTACCACCAACAACTCCATAAGTTGGATTCAACCCTTGAAGATTAACATTGTACTTACCGGAGTTATTAAATATATTAGATAACTTCTTAACAGTAACTTGTAAATTAGGGTAATAATGTAAATCATCTACCTTACCTGGCTTTAAGAAATACTTAATATAGAAAGGATAACGTTGACCTGCATTAACTTTAGCCGTAACATCGTCTCTACTATTAATAGTAATACTAGCAGGAAAGAAATACCTTAACCACGGAATATTAGGACTAGGAAGTTCTTTATTACTAGTATGTTTATATCCACTAGCCTGACACATAAGATATACAGGAGCAGTTATTTCTTCTACTAATTGAAATGTACACAAGTGTTTCAACATATCAAAGTTAGTATTATTTTCCCAAGATTTAGGAAAAGATTGCCCTTTTAACGCACCTTCGGCAGTTTCCGTATATAATTCATCAGAATTAAAATCCTTCTTTAAAACGTCCGCAGTGACCTGTATGATAGGCTTCATAGAGCTGTTTTCGTTCTCTAAAATCGGATAACTGCAACTGTAAGTATGTTTGTGTCCGCCAAGACATAAACGGTAATTGTGGGTCTGTAAGAACTTTGAGAACCAATAAGCGTTAGCTTTAGTAGTATTGAAATTCAATCTACTACCACTTCTTTCTACACTAGTATTTTCTTCATTATTCCAATAAAATGAATTAATAAGATTTTGAGTAATAATAGTAAAAGGCATTTCATGACAATAAGCTATCTTAGCTTTAGCATTAGTTGCATTAGCATCATCTCTTTCACACCATTGTCTTATTAAGTCATACATTATACCAGTAGTAGTAAGTCCGTAAACGTCTCTTTCAGTATTAGCACTTATCTCACTATTAACACATAAGAAATGATTATGTCCAACATCAAAAGAATATAATGATTCGACAAATATCTCTTTATCTTCAACAGTAAATACTGGCGGATTATCTTCATCCATTTCGTAACAATAGAAGAATCTAATATTAGTGGCATTAATCTTAGAATTATCACCACCATCACCAAGAACATATACATTAGCCGGAGTTAAATCATTGTTACCAACAGTTACCATTTCAGCAATATCGTATAGTGGTTCTCTTCCTGCTTCATAATCTAACCATTCATTAATACGATTACCATTCTGTGTCATGTCACCAGTATTAATCATAAAGTAACACACAGATATGTTACTGGTCTCATATCTATTAAAGTCCTTCTTTATTTGGTCGGCAGTTATTCTCCATACATTATATTCATCCCAATTAAAGCCTTGTTGGTCGGAAGTCTGAACAAAGTTAAGAACTTCGCTCCCTGCATTTTCACTCATAACTACAAATCTACGAACATCGCTCTTATAAGTTTCGTCTCTACCTACATAATACTCATAATAAATATTCTTATCTCCTGTATGAGTATCATACTGTTCTCCTAAATGAGTAAGTATTACTTTATGAGTAGTAAAAGGAGTACCATCAGTAGTTATGGCTCTAATACGATTATAGTATTTACGAACACCAGTTTCATTCTTAAACGATTCTACTTTAGTCCATTCAGTATAACTATTATCACTACGGTATGCACGATACCATAAGTATTCATCATAATAACCTACGGAAACCCAATTAAAACATCTACTAGCATCATCATTAGGTTCGTTACTTTCATTAATGGTATAACAAGCCTTACGTCCTAAACTCATAGTGACTTTATTAGGTTTAGTACTATCTAATAAAGTCTTATTAAAGAATATATTCTTATTTTCAAAACTAGCTCTAGGAGTATAAGATTCTACCCTAGGAATAACATCGGCTTCTAGGTTAACAAAGTACATATCATTAGCGTTATTTCTAGCACTAAGAGTTTTAGTAGCTTGCTTAACATTATCCATAGTATAATACTTAGTAAACAAATACTTACTACTAAGATAACCATAAGCAGTATTTTCAGCAGCATCAACTTTATCAGCATCACCAGCATTAGGTATTTGTAGTCCAACCAAATCAATATAACCTTTAGATATCCTTATGGGGGAAGTCGCGTTATTATAAGGATTTGCAACTGAACTAGGTTCTGTTCCCCAAGTCAAGAAGAACTTAGCTTTCTTATTATCAAACTTAATAGGATTACCGTCACTAGCAATCCATTCCATATCATAGTTCTCAACTTTAATACGAGTAGTATTAATATTCATTACTGAACATTGAGCACCTCTAATTAAAAATGTCGAACCAGCTTTTATATTCCCCCATAAAGGGAGTGTCTCCCAATCTCCTCCTTCTGTACCATACTGTAATGATAATCCCTTTAGAGATATATCTTTACCTGTAAGATTACTAAGTTCAACGAAGTTATGAGAGCACGGATTATAACTATATTCATCACTTGTAATACCACCACAATATAATGAATTGATATATAGTTTTTGTAGATATAATGTAGTTACATATATCCAACCAGTTTCAGGGTCTTCTTGTCCACCAGTAGGTTCAGCTTGAGCTGTATCTAATTCTTTCTTATATACTATTAATTGTCCATTGTTATTTACCTTAACTCGATATATTTGTCCATTCGGTGCAACAAATCCAATAGTATCTAATTTATCTAAAGCATCATAATCTATACTACCTCCACCTCCTGAACTACTACCAGTAAGATTAACCGGTTCTCCATTAATCTTAGTATATAGACGTTTTACATCAGTAGCAATTAGAAGTTCGTAATCTACGAAATTATTAAAATTATCTTGGATTTCTTTAAGAGTACCATAATGCCCACGAACCGCTTTAGTATTTGGTTCATATTCATCTGTTTCAGGTTCAAGACTTTCACCAACAGCAGCAACTCTAATTGCTAATTGTCCAGTATTAGGGTCAATAGGAGTATATTCTTTTAATATAGACTTAGTAAAAGTATTACTAACATGACCGGGATTTATAATTAAATCTCTCTGATGGACAATAGTATCAAGATACTTTTGTATCACTTGAATAGATTGAATTATAGGAGCTAGCTTTTCATCTTCTTCAAGAGCTGCTCCTAATCCAGAAGTATCTACCCAAAGAGCATTTGTATTAGCAGGAGGATTGTCTTGTATATAAACAGTTTGAACTGGTTCATCTCCACTACCTTGTTGCTTAACTACAAGATTCTTGTTTTCAATACCTCCATTAAACCAATACTCGTTAATAATATTATTTTGTTTAATACCTACTGTAAGACCTACTGAACGTAATTCAGGAGGCAATTCTTTCAGAGCTTCTGCAATACTATTATAAGGTCCATACTTAGCATCAACATCAGGTAGAGGATTATAATTATCATCTACGCTATTGTTAACAAGAGGTTGACCTATACTTATTCCTTTTCTCATATTATTTATTTCTACAAGTTATACGAATATCATCATCGAATATAGAAGGAGAATATAAGAAGAATACATTATAATGAATACCATCATAAATTCCACCTGGATTATTTGTCTTATAAGCACCTTCTTCTCCGTCCCAAAGAGTAGTAACAAGAGTAGTACCATATTCAGCTTTAACAAGAGTCATTAACTTATCAGGTATCAATAAATAATGGATTTTCTTTTTCTGTTTAATAATAAAAGTATTATTATTACTTCCTGTAATAGTTCTAGGAGTGTTACCTTCAATAGCCATGATATCATTAATAGACATTTTATCAAATACTTGCGGAGCAATATCCGTATGTCCATAATACATTACGTTCATAGCAGGAACAGAAACACATTCTACAATATAATCATTAGAGTAATAAGTCTCTCCATCTTGTCCTTCTACACTAGCTCTGAATATATAAACTTGTCCTACTTCTGCATTAAGAACTAATTCATTGAACTTAACAGGACTATTAACAGATAAACCTGAAGCTATTATATTTTCTCTTTCATTAATTACTTGATAAATAGTAAGAGTATCTTCAACTACATATTCTCTATTAGCTATGACAAAATTAGCTTCATTATATTTTATCTTTTGAGAACCAGTTATAGTAATAGGTATATTTAGTTCAAATATCATAAATACTGGTTTCTCATCAGTAGTATATTCATCACAACCGAATTGTAGAGAACTATTAATGTAATTAATAATTAAATCTGCTTGCTTCCAATACCCTAGAGTATAAGCTGCACAAGCAGATTGAAACATATTCCAACAGTTAATTACTTGACGATTGATACCTTTACAAGTAGAAGTACAATCTTTAATCATATCTACTCCTAAGTCACTTAACTTAATAAGTAGTTTTTTATAAACACAATTATACTTACTTGGAACATCAAGATAAGTATACATTCCATCTTCGTTCTTTCTCATTGCATTACTATTAATTCGTTATACATTGCAATTAGATTTTGTTGTTGTTCTTCACTAAGTTTAGATTCTACATTAGACATATTACTAAGAATAACCATAGCATTATATCTACATATATCTTCATTAGTAAGAACGAATCCAATGTTGGAGAGGTGTACAACTTGTACACCTCTATCAACCAATTTGCTTTTTACATTATCGAAGTTTATGTCCATTACTTTAATGTATTATTTGTTATATAAGTTATGTAAGACTGAAACTTCAAGTTTATTTTATTATTAAAACTAGATATTTTATCTTCTTTACTAAGATTGTCATTAAACACTATCTCTATTATAGACTTCTCTACTGACGGCATCCAATCCTTTTTCATATTATCACTAGCCTTTACTCCATTAATTTTATATAAAGCTAAGCTAGAGAATACACTATAAAACTCTGCATTAACTATATTATGGATATTAGCAAGTATATTATCTTTATTAGTATGGATGTGGTTATTAATAATAGTATTAGTAACGAACATTGTCAATCTCATTGCCGAAGCGAGCATAGAATCTTCTATTGCAGTCTTACATTTGTCCTTATCTTTATCTATGATATTCTTTGTAATATCAGTAATAAACGTTGAGACTTGTAGTAATGACTTAGATACTTCATCAAAAGTATTGCTAATAGAACTAACAAACTTTTCGCTTTCAGTCTTTTTCTTATTGTCCAACCACTTATATAGTAGTAGGAAAATAGAAATAGTTATCAAGGAACTCAAGCCTTGATTAAGAGCAGATTCGATAATTTCCTTCATCCCTATTTATGATTAAAGGGATTACTACTAATTTTAACATTAATAGCAACCCCTTTATTAAACTATTACGAGTTATATTTACAATATCTTCTTTAAGCTCCTGCTGCTGCTGCCGGAGTATTAACAGATGCAAATATTGTTTCAAGAGTAGCTATTTGAGCAGCTCCTGTCGGAATAGCAAGATGAATAATAGTCTTAACATTTTCGGTACTACCACTACGAAGGTCACGATGAGGATAGAAGGTTAGTGTAAATACTGTCCAACCGCCTGCATTAGAGAACTCCGGCAAAGTATATAACTTACGAGCATCATTGCTAGTAGAATTAATACCTTCACCACCAATACAACGAATCTGCAATTCTTTAAGAGCAGCATCATCATTAATTGGTTTTACAGCTTTTGTAGTAGTAATAGTTACTCCAAACAATGAATCTCCTGCAATCAGATTCCATGCTTCATAATCAGTACCAGTTACGGTAATTTTAGCAGCGGCAACACTAGCAGTAAATCCTTCATTCTTACCAAGAGAATTAAGTTGAGTACTTAACTTCTTAGCAATAATAGCAGCAGTATCACCTTCACGAGCACGCTCACTAGCCGACCACTTATAACGTTCATTAAGAACAGTATGAGCTTTAGCCATAGTTAACGTATAATCCTTTCCTTCTACGGGGGTAGGAACAGTAATTTCCGCACTAAATTTAGTTCCGGCAGCATAGACACTCTTAACATAAGAGAAACGTCTAGTATCAATATCAGATACAATATTGGTATACTTGCTCTTATTAGCAAATGCTCCACCGCCAACAAACAAGGTAAACATTGGAATGTTCTTAGTAAGAGCTTTCGAGATGATTGCACCTTCGTTGTCGTAAAGAGCAACAGCACCCTCTGTAATACCTGCTGCATTAACAGCAGCTAGAGTGGCGGGAGTAGTAGCTAATGCAACATTACCTGCAAACAACAGTCTTTCCATTTTATTCTAATTTAGATAATTCGTTTGAAACTTTCTCATAACTATTATTATTAGAGATAGCATTAAAGGTATTAACAGCCCTCTTAATAACTTCGTGCATAGCAACATCTGATAATTCATTCGTAGTATCAGTTGCAATACTAATTAGAGTAGGATACTTAATATAATTAACTAAGAACTTCTCTATCTCGAATGTCGCTATTACTTCAATATTAGATTCAGTCTTATAACATATAGGACTTATAACAATAGACTTTGAATGATAATCGTTCATCGTTTCACTCACTAAGTCTAAGTCTATCAATCTACAACGATAAGACTTATCCCCCTTAAAGGAGTAGACAGATGTATAGAACATTGGTTTTGGATAGTCGTTTAACTCTATCTTATAACCAGTACCAAACATTATATCTCCTTGTTCAGCTTCAATCTTAATACTAGTATGAAGAGGACTAAGTTCTGTTAATCTTATAACGTTATCAGAGATACCATCGAGTTCACGATTACCTTTACGAGAGAAAACATCTTTCACATATTCGATAGTCTCTAAATTGATTATTTCGTCTACCTGTTCGGGAAGTATTGCTCGCACAGTTTTCATGCCCATTTGTTGAGCTAGAAGCATGAACTCGTTATGTATCTCTGCTACTTTCATAATAAATAGTTATTATAATTTTAGTTTAGTTTCAAGTGCTCTTTTATAATCAGCATTTTCGGGATTACTGAAATAAGCCAACGCTTCTTTCATGTTAGCTCCGATAAATCCACCTTCGGGAGTAAGAACAGTTTGATTAACATCAGAACGAACTAGCTCACCTTTGGCAATAGCTTCTTCAATGAACGCTTGAAGCTCAATTTGTGAATTGTTAAACAGTTTGTTGAATTTCTCCGGCTCTTTAATTGCAAAGTCATCAAGCATCTTTTCTTGGATAGTTCTATCGAGTAACAAGTTAGATAATACATCTTGTTTGTTACTAGCAGAATAACATACGAAAATAGCTTTGAACTTAGCATCGTTATCAATAGCATCAAGATAATTACGTCTTGCTTTGTTAGCTTGAATACGATTACGTTTAAGACGATTGTTTTCTCGTTGTTCATCTTTAATATAGAATTTAACACGAGGGTCGAAGCTAATAATAGCTACGTCTTTAGCGACAATAGGATAAAGTAAACAATGACGATATGCTAAGTAATCATCTACTTTAATAGGATGTCCGTATTGATAACGAGTTGCTTCAAGAGCATTAATCTTAGTTACATATTTAGCAATAGCATCTTTCAACTGTTTAGGATTAGACTTTTCAGCATTATCATATTCTTCGATAATCTCTGTTTCATCTATCTTATAGTTCAGATAATCTCTTTTCTTATTCCATTGGAAAGAACAATTAAGTTTCTTTCCTTCACCATCAACAGGAATAGATATGCTATTGAACCAACGTTGAACACGAGTAATATATTCCTGTGAATTAACAGAGCAACCAACAAGAGAAGGCATGTACGCTTCCATTTCTTTATAATTGCTAGTTAAGATTCTAGCTGAATTAATACTACCACCAATGCTATCGTGACGGTCAACGATATATCTAGCATTAACTTGACGATAAACAGAATTAATAGTAATATCAGTAGCAAGAGCTATTGTAATATATCTTTCTTCTAAGAAGTCTCTATCTAAACCATCTTCTTTTTTAAGAAGTTGTTCATAGGTTTCTCTAGGAGTTTCCGGAGCTTTAGCCTGTGCAGTAGCACTAGGACTATTAGTTGGATTATTTAGACTACTGCCGAATGTTCCGGCTTTTGGTGCTTGTCCTTCCATTATAATTTCAATTTTAATTGTTTAACTTAGAGTACGCACTCCAACATGAACATCTTCTCTTGTCTATCTACTTGCAGACCACGAGACATTTTAACTTCATATTGAGACTTATCAATATCCGTAGATATAGAATTGCTAGGAACAGAACCCCAAGACGGTGGAATAGGAGTAAGACCTTTCAATACACCAACAAGGTAAGACTGACCTTTCATACGTACCATACGAACATTACGATTTCCGTTATATACAGAGTTGTCAATGAACATCAGTTTGTGAGATGTCATAGGCAAACCAGTACGAGGATGAATAAGTCCATTAGCTTTTGCTGTTTCAGCAATAGGAGATTTATCCAAGAAAGGAAGATGAATACAAGTAACAGTATGTCCGTCAATAGTTTTATATTTACGGAAGTATTTACCATAAGTAAGACCACCACCTTCTTCACCAATCATTTTCTCTCCAAGAGGAGTAATAAATCCTTCGGACTTAACATCTTCACGGATAGCCATATCGAAATCTTCGATACCACCTTTACCTGCATACAGAGTAATCTCCATAGAACCAGTATCAGTATCCTTATCAACTACATCACCAATAGTTCTTTTTAGCTTGCTAAGAGGCAAGTATTCACCATAAGTATCATAGTTAGACTCTTCGAGGATTTCAAACATACCAGCAGTTTCGGGAATTGGTTGGTCATTATCCCAATCCTTCATATCAATAGTACCATTAACAGTACGATTGTAACGAGATGTCCATAAGTCAATCTCATTAGAGATACGCATTTGAACATCGAACTGACGCATTTCTTCGTTAATCCAACGAGTGTCAGTACCACCACCTTTAGTCTTGAAAGCATAGCTAACAATAACATTACTAATGTTACCTGCAATTTCCTTGCTATAACGCTTGAATCCTAGCTGGGATTTCATAACACCAGGTCCCATTACATTAGTCTTGTTACCCTTAGAATAAGATTCAGGAATAGACGGAGCTAACATACACCAATACTTACTTTTTTCAAGATTAGCAGGGTCAACATAAGCACTTTTATCAGGATTCTTTAGCTGCAAAGAATACAGATGTCCACCATGACTACCAGCACCATGGTCTCGCATTACACGAACAGCAGTTTTACCATCAGGAGCAAGTAAACCATACTGTTCGATAATAAGACCAGTAGCAAACTCAACCTTAATAGGTTTACCACCAATACCCGGAGTAGTATCACTAGTATCAGCCCAAACAATGTAATCATTGAATCTCTGACGACCCATTGTCTTCCAAGTCCACTCAACAGTAGTAATATCGCGAACGCCAGCAGCACCTTGTCCTTCTGTAAGGAAAGTTAGCGGGAATCGGTCATCTTCCATACCATAAGTGTAAGTCAGGAAGTTGTTAATCTCTTCCGGTTTTTGAATCATTAAGGCAGCAAGAGATTGCTCATTAGAGTAACCTCTATCATCATATCTACCTCTTTCGACTTCTCTTAATCTGTACATATTTGTTTTAATTTAGTTAGTTCAAGACTAGTTGGTCATTATCAACTGTCTTAGAATTATTACCTTTACTATTGATAATAACAGTCCTTTTACCAGTAGTTTGTGCTGCGGTAGTTCTAATAGATAGAACTTTCTGCTTATTAACAGCCATACCGACAAGACTAGCATAATCGCCACCAGTAAACCTAAGAAATGCTTTAAGTAAATCATCCTGCATACGAGCATTAGAATCAATTTTAGCTTCGTCTAACATATAGGCTGTATTACCTTCATTGTCAACAGGAGTAGACACATACTTCAAGAAGTCTTTGCGACTAAGCATTACTTTCTTTCCGTCTTTGTTACACTGAATTTGTTCAGGAATACTATAACCTAATAGTTCGCCTTTACTAATAGTCTTTTCTACATTATCCCAATATGCTTTCTCTTCGGCAGCAGCAGCGGCTTCTTTAGCTTCTACTTGTGCTTTCTGTTCAGCAAGTCGAGATTCATAAATGCTATCAACAGCTTCTTTAGATTCAACAGCAGTATCATAAAGAATACCGGCGTTCTTACAATAGTCAATGAATTTATTTACATCTCCTTTTTTACCACTAAGTTTCCATTCTTCACGAATGAAAGTAGCTTGTTGTTCTTCGTTATCTTTACTAACAGTAATCTGACTTCTATCAGGAATTTCTACGAAGTCGTCAAGAGTACCGTTAAGTTTAAGATGATTAATAACTTGTTCTACTTGCGGATAAGTTTCAAACAGATTATTAAGAGCAGCAGTTTGAGCTTCTGCAATTCTATTCTGAATTACTGTATCAACATAAGCAGCAATACCTTCTGTATTATTATCGAATACAATAGGATTACCATTCTCATCTTTAAAGTCAGAACCGAAACGAGTTTGTAATTGTTCAAGAACACTTGGTTCAGAACCATTTTGAGATATAAGTTCAGCAAGTTCAGCAGCAGTACGAAATATAGTTCCATCGGCAGCAAGAGCATTACCGTTAGCATCAATAGTATAATCTACACCATCAACATTTACAGTATCACCTTCTGATAATACCACTTCTTCCCCCGTAGAGGAGTTTCCTTGCTGTCCTTCGCCTTGTCCCTGTTGTCCTTCTTGGTTTTCACCACCATTATCAACAGTACCAGTATTAGCACCTTCGCCTTGTCCTTGTTGTCCTTCTTGTCCAGCACCTTGTTGTCCCTGTCCGGCAGGATTGCCGTTAGCACCAGAGCCAGTACCTTGACCTCCAGTATTAGCAGTATCGCCAGTATCAATACTACCAGTACTTAAATCTAAATCGTTATTACTACTAAAAGTTCCCATAATAAATATGTTTTGATTATTACTTTCACTCAAATGTAATCTAATAATATGAGAAAGCAAACTCTTACTAGTCTGAATACTCTTATTATTAGGTTTAGAATTGCCCATATTCGTATTTAAGTATTACTAGAGTTAATCTTATCAGCAGAAACTTTGCGTTCGATACAGGGCAAAAGAATGAGCCATTTTAAGACCCGTCACGGCATTTTAATGCTTTCCTTTACAGTTCATCCATTCGATAGGGTAAATGCAACAGAGGCAAAGGAAACGCTATCTACGTCGATTTTATGGGTACGAAAAACCCTACGGAAAGTTCCATAGGGCACGTCTGAATCATAGAGAATGGTATATAGCTAATTATAACTTAGTATTCACTTCTTAGTAGAACTAGATTTAGACTTAGGACTATCATATCTATTCTTATTCTCTTTAGCTATCTTTAGTTCATTATCTCTATCTAACGCAGAGTTAATCATATCTAAATCCTTAGCTCGTTTCTTTTCATTTAGTTCAGCTTGTTTCAATGATAGTTCAGCAGAATTATCTTGTGGAGCAGTTTGCACAGGTTGATTAGCTAAAGCAGCCATAGCAGCTTCTGTATCCATTCCTTTAGCAAGTAAATCATAATAACCTTTGATTTCTGCTAGCCTAGCATCTTGTTCCCCCTTAGCAGCTATCTGTTCAAGAGCAGCTTTATTCTTAGCTTCTTCTAATTGTTGGTCTAATTGTCTAAGTGATTCTTCGTTCTTCTGACGAATCTCTTGATAACGATTAATAGCTAGTTTAAGACTGGATATATTACCGGAAGTAATAGCAGCAACAGCAGACATTAAATCTCCATTTTGACTGGCGTTGAAAGCCCACTCTTTAAGTTGTTCAAACTTCTCTGTTTCTCTATCAGAGTTTTTAGCTTTGATTACGTATTGTCCGAGAGTATGATTATTTACATTAAGAGAGACATATTGCTTTCTATCTGACTTATCATAGTAAGAAGTATCTAATCCATCTATCCAAGCTAACTTGGAATTATTTAAATCTATTAGATATTCGTCCTCACGGAACTTATCGAACATATAGTTAATAATAACTGTACCCATTGAACCACGAATAATAGCTTCTTCTGTTGTACCTTTACCAGCACTAGTTGCTATCTGTCCATAACGCTGTGGTGTCATATCTACCATTTCACGAGCACTAGCTTTAATAGATTCAATAAGATTAGATATTTCAGTAATATAACCAGATATATTAGCGTCAAGCATTTTAATAGATTGTGCTTTAGTACTATTAATATCTTCTGCATCATCATACGGAAATATACCCTCTGCTGCTATATTATAGATAGCTTCTTCTGCATCTTCTCCAAATAAAGATTTAGCTGCAACAAGAATAAACATCTTGTTCTTAGCTATCATCATCTCTCTATGATAAGAGAAGATATTGATTAATATTTGAAATGGAGTAAGTATTTCTACAATAGAGAATCTTCCCATTTGAGGAAGTACTTCTTGAAGTCCACAATACTGCAATCTAACATCATCATCTAATTGGAAAGGAATAGGTTTAGCACCACCTGGATATATACCAAAGCGTTGACCTCCTATACGATAACCTTCGTAAACTTGTGGTTTATATACAGAAGTTATCTCAATATGTCCGAGTTCAGGATTAAATTCAAAATCATCAGGAACAATCATCTCATCAGCTAATCCTACCTCATTAATGTACTTTAATATTTTAACTTGTGTATAACCTCTCCAATTAACATGCCATACTTCTAGGAGTTCTCCGTTCTTTAATCTTAAATCATAACCATCAGAAGGAAATATCTCTCTATTATCATTCTCATAGCTCTTACACTTTTCAGGAAAATAATAACTATAAGCATTGAGACTAAGTGTACGAGTAGCACCGACTGTACTAGGATTATAATATTTAGTTATAAACTCTAGTTCTTCATCTGATAGTTCATCGGAGAACTGGTCTATTACTTGATTATAACTCATCAACATTCTACGAGCTACAATATCGTACTTGGATACCATTTGTTCTCCATTAGGAACAGGAAACATATCAGTAGTTGGAACCCACTCTTTAACTAGCTTTTTACCACGAACAGTATGGAAACTATAAACTTCCCCTGTAACGATATAGTTAAAGTACTCAACTGGAATTATTGTCTCGTTATTAAGAACATCATCAATAACTTCTAATAGTTGTTGAGCTTGTGCACTTATTTCATCTATATAATTATCAATAAAGTTCTTTTCAAACTCTTCTGCATCAGCTGCTAATTGTTCAGGGTCAACCTCTTGTATTGGTTGTCCTTGAGCTTCTAGTTGAGCATTTTCAGCTTGTTGTTGCTGTATTCTCCTTTGAAGTTCTTGTTGAAATGCTAACATAGCTCGCTTAACTATATCTTCTCGAATAGCAGCATCACGAGCCATAATGATTTCAGGATTATTAGCACCAACAATAAATTCATGTTGAGATTTAACATATTCTGATAAATAACGACGAACTACATCATTAATAATATCAAGATTCCTTAGAGTAGCAGGAAATCTTTTAAAGTTTTCCTTCGTAGCATTATAAGGATTAAGTGTTTTACGATAGAACTCGTCAGGCATTTCTCCATGAAGTATTTCAAGAAGCTGTTCTGTCTTAGTTCTATCATTACACGCTAGTCCGGCAGCAATACAATAATCTATTGTTCTACCAGCCCAGTATTCATCCTTTTCAGAATTAGGAACACGCTGTTTAGGCATGTCCCCAAGTCGAGCATTTAGCTTAGCATCAATCATAACAATTCGCTTAGTTTAATAAGTATATTAATGTACCAATTAATAGCACCCGTACTTATTACTATAACTAGCATTAATACGAATCCTATCATTCCGCCAAGCAATGTAGCTAAAATATCCAAGAAATCAAACTTACCGCCATACATTTTATCTTTAAATTCCATGCCTACGGCTAAGCCTACTACTAACATTATTCCTAGTAATCCACATGGGATTGCATAGAGGAAATGTTTTAACCTGTTGCTTTCTGTTAACCAACTCATAATTAATAACGTTTACGATTCCAAAAGTTTTCTTTCTCTGTTTGCACTCTCTGTCTATGTTCAAGCTGCTTTTTAGCAAACTTATCATTAGCAGCCCATTCAATACCACGAACAATCATTTCAGATACACGGTCAAAGTTACCAGTATTAGACCATTTCTTTAACTCTAGTATAGACTGATAATCATATATAGTATGAAGAACAAGCATATCACGACCATCCTCGAACTTCCCTATGGGGGAATATAACATTTCCTTTAACATTCGCAGACCATCAAGTTTAACTGTTTCACTACTAATATCATAACCAATAGTATTAATCTTCTTAGTATTAATATTAGTATCCCATAAATGAACTGGGTGATAACCTAAGTATCTAACAGCTTTCCACTTTTTAAAATTACTAACTGTTTCACCACGATTAATCTCGACATTAGTTGTACCAAGACAATTATAAGTAATTGCAAAGTAATAACAGATTCTATCTGCTTTCTCTAGTTCATCAGGACGACCATAATACACAGCACATAATCTAGGACGATAACCATTATATATACAAGGATTCATCCAAACTTTAATACTATTATGTGAATGTTTATTAGTAAGTTCTTTCTTATCTTTATCAATACCAACAGGGTCATAACTAATACTATATATTCCCGGTGGAGTACCTTTAGTTAGCTGACCTGTCTTTTTATCTATGTATTCTACTTTAATTGGATTAAACCATTTACGAATACAACCTTCAGGGTCTTCATTAGAGTGACGAGGAACATTCTTAATATAATCAAAGTAATCCTTCTTAAATACACCACCAGTAGCAGCAATACGTTCATTAGGAATAAACTCGAAGTTATCCGAATCATATTCTACAAACTTACCATCTATATAGAAGTTATATTTATTAGACATCTTTAGTTCTTGCTCCCATTCATCTAATATCTCACTACTAAATATATTCTCACTTACAGAACTAAATGATTCACTAGGCATATTAGCATACTGCCCACAATAACTAATAAACTTAGCAAATGATTTACTCTTAGCTTTTTCAGCAGCACGTTCTTCTTCTGCTATCTGAAAACCAAGAGCTATATCAGAATTACCATCATCATCAAGAGAAGTAAGAGTAGCAATTTGATTATCATCACCAATCTTATAACCTTCAAGTCCCCAACAATAAGGTTTAAAGTAACCACATACTTCCGGTCTACTATCTTTATCCCATACATTTTCAAATGCCATAAAGTTTCTACCTCTAGGGTCATAGAAGTTTTGTTCAAATGTTACCCAACCTGCATTAGCTTTACCGGCAGTACCCCAAGCATTAAGAAAACCAGTAGTAACAGAGCCAGTCTTTAGAGTAGGTTCAGTTACATCCATAAAATCATCAAAGTTCTCAAACTCTGACATCTCTTCACATTTGATTTCTCCAGCATCCTTACCAACAGCGGCAGAAGGATTATTTTTAGTAGATACAGATATACAAGCACTATTCCAACTGTTATCATCAATAATAGCTGTACTAGGGTCTTTATAACCTAAGATAAAATCACTAGCATCAATCTTAGCTATACCTCTAGCAAAAGGAGTATTAGATTCATAGAAGATAATTTGTTTCTTCATAAAGTCAGATAAACCGCCTGATTGAACTAAGAACTTATTATCACTAGCAGCATGAATAACAGCACGGTTAGGAGTAAGATTGATAAAGTTAGCAGAACCAATAGCTTCCATATAACTAAATCCGCCACGTCTTGTCTTATCATTAATAAGGAACAAACCATTCTCCCGACAAAACTGTTTGATTAAGAAGTACCACCACTGACAATCAATGAATCTAGGGAATCCTCTTATCTTACGACCAGTAACTTTACCTTCTTCTACTCGAAGTGTTTTAGTATCTAGTTTAAGAATACGTCCATAATTAATAAAATTATAATGTTCACCAGTAATATAGACATCTTCTATCTCACCAGTTCTAGTATCCATAAGACATGGAGCTTTAAAACCAACAAGTCTACGTAGAGTTTCCTGTTTACGAAAGTTTATATGAGGCATACTATCTACTGCAAACTTAGTATAAACTCCTTCTTTTTCATAAGTAATAGCAGCAGGACGTAGAAGGTCTGTATTAACAAAACGCTTATGTGGGTCAATATTCATTAAGAATCCTCCGCTTTCTCCTATTAAGAAATGGTCGAATGGGTCTTTATATCCACAGTCTCTTGCGTGCTTATATTTCTTTCCTTTATCTTCTTCGTAATAGAATTGATAAAAGGGATATTCACTTAGCTGCATAATTCACAATTAGTTATTTTAATAGTATAACAACAAGAATAGCTAGCACACTTGTACTAGCTATGAATCCATTACGTTGCTTCTTATACCTTTTAGACTTATTATATTCCTTATTAAGATTAACAATAGCTTGATTTCCTAGTATTGTTATCCTCTTTATTTCTTCACGTTGCTTAGATATAATAGAATCCTGCAAGTAGCTATCTCTAATTTTTAGTTCGTATAACTTCTTGTAGGATTCATATTGACTTTTATACTCTTCTGAAAGTATTAACTTTGCATTGGCTATTCTTAATACTTCTTTATCTAGGCGTCGCTTCGCTCCGCCATCCCCCGTAAAGGAGTAGGATTGCTGTAAACTATCTACCTTCGTCTCCAACCTTTGGATTCTCAACTCCGATTGGTTTTGACACAAGATATATGAAGCGTTCGAGAATAGCAATACTATCAGTATCACTAATTGCTTTATCAAATTCTTTCTCATACTGATTAGTATTATTAAGAGTATTGAGAATAGAATCTATTACTAGTTGTAAACTATCTCTTTTTGTTTTTATTTCCTGATATATAGTATCAGGAACGATAAGCGGGACTTCTACATTTTCCTTATTAAAAACAAAATTGTTTAATACTCCAATTATAACAAATGGGATTACTACTATTAATAGTCCTATTCCAATACTCTTTAGTTTCATATTATTAAGTCTTTTTCTTCTAATAACGTGTAAGTAAATACGTCACCCCACAAAGGAATTGCTAAGTTAACTATATTCATAAGTTCTCTAAAATCCATACTTCTAGCTAGAACTTGACAACCAGCAGACCAACCATCAACAACAATACTCGATTCACCTGCTTTATGAATATTGATACCAAACATTCCTTCTTCTATTGTTGATTCATCACAATCAAGATAAAAGTCTTTATTAGCATCACGGAATACTTTGACAGGTTTATGTTGAACAAGAGCAAGATATTGTCCCTTATGATAACCTTTCTTAAAACAACCACGATACTGACCTGGGACTAGAATTGCGCAACCTTTAACATTAACAGGATTAGTAAGACTTTTATAACCAGGGTCAGTAGTACAAGGATATATAGGAGTATATCTCTTACCGTTAGCTGTCCAGTAATCAATTATAAAAACATCATTGAACTCATTACCATGTTCTTTGGAACGAACACCAATAAGATTAAGATTATACTTACCTTTATCAAAGTAAGAATAACCTTTATTCTCTAGTGTCTTTCTCCAATCAACAGTACGACACCTATCTATTAATAAATTATTATATTTAGACATGATATTACATTTATATTATACAAATAAATTCATTTGTTGTTTCTGACTTCCATTAACAGTTTGATAACGGATATTAAGCATAGTATCTATTTCAGGTTCTAATCTAGGAATCTTATACCATTTAGCTGTTTCACTTTTACTTTCATCAATATGAAAACCGTCTTTAAATCTTTGAGGTCTACCATATTGGTTAAGAACAAATGGAACTTCAATATGACAAAGAGCTAAACCACGACAAGGCAAACCAGTAATAAGATGAACCATTTTAGCATATAGATTTAACTGCAAGGCATAAGTAGTACCATTACAATTAGGTAGACCACCAAACGGTGGAAGTAGAACATCTTCGGGCTTATGAACCCATTCATCTGTTTCTTGTACTGGACGAACAGTTTTATCTTTCTTATAGTATCCTGCTTGAAATCTAAGACCTGTACGATTAGTTTTCCAATCAAGAATAACAAAACCATCTTCACGAATAGGAAGTATATCAATAGTTCCACTAAGAAGATACTTAGGAAGAAATGCTCCTATCTCTGAATATATCTTATAATCTCGTTCAGTATAGAACTTAAATACTTTATATATTTCAGGATATTTGTTTTCAGTATGTTCAATGAAAGCATCAACATCGAGAAGTCTTACATGGCTATCAACAATATCTAAATCAGCAACAGTAACCATTTGTTTACTTTCTTGTTTATTCAGATATTTAATAGCATTAAAGAACTTACTATTCTGACGAATACCATCTTCAAAACTATTATGATAGACATTACCCATATCACAAGCCTTATCTCTTATCTTATCCCATTGATTCTTTATATCTTTGATAGAAGTGTTTTCTTCTTTAGCTTTGTACTTAGCCCAATAATTAGAATCAAACTTAGGAACATACGAATGAATAATAGTAGTAGCACTAATATAAGAATTACCACAATTATCAGTATACTTATGAGTAGGTTCATCAAAGTATAACTTAGTTTGCTTATATTCAGGTTTAACTGGTATCATTTTGTACTTTCGTATTTCCCCCGTAAAGGAGTGTTAACAATGCTATCACTTACCAATCCTAGCTCTCTCTTTTGAGCTTCTACTTGAGCTTCCAAATCACTAGCATCTTTAGCAGACATAGAACTAGTAACTACTTTACCACCACGAGCTTTCTTCTGCTCTATTTCAAGAGCAGCAGCTTGTTTAGCTTCACCTAAAGATTTAATCTGATTAGGAATGATATTAATAATACCATTTAGCTTAGTTATCAAATCAATAACTGGTAAAGTATCTTCAGCTTGCATACCTGCATTAAGTTTATTAGTAAGTTGTTCACTAAGTATATTAGCTGCACGAGAACTATTATGAACTGCTCTAAGAATAGTTTCAAGAGCTTCGCCTGCAACGCCCATCTTATCTTCATGATATCTATCAACAAGACGAAGAATAAGAGCATCTGGTTGCCAATCATTAGGAAGAGCGTAATTAGCTCTAGCAGATGCTAAGGCTTCGGGACGACTATATCCCATTTGATTAGGTGGAGACTTAGGGTCAGCTAGATAAAAGATAACTCCGGCTTCTTTAAGATACCGAAGTTTGTCTTCACTAGTATCACGAAGATATAACTCTCTTACATCTTTATCCTGTATCTGATAAACGTTAGGAGCAAAGGGATAACCTTGCTCGTCAACGCTAATCATACCTGTTAAATCCAAAGGGGCAATCTTCGTAATCATAACCTTTATTATTTCTTAGTTCAATATAGTAATCAGAATCATTAACTGGCTTCATCTTACTAAAGAAGTACATATATAATTTAAAAGACCTCTCATCTTGATTAAACTCTCTAAGTTTCCTTGCGGCTAACTTACGATTAAGTCTAACAGTTCGAGATATTATCGAAGTTCTACTTCTAAATTTACTACGTTGAGCCATTCGAGTAGCAACTAAGCTCTTTTTAAATTTCCAATATTCTTCATTAGTAAGTTCTTGCCTTTTAGCTTTCATTACGGGGTGATGTTCTATTGCATCTAACTTGGCTTCATTAACAATAAATCCACCAATAAAAGGAATTGAAACTCGTTGTAGACTTTTAATTCTATCAATAATTTGGTCTTCGATATTATCTATAATATCATCTATTATTTCAGCTTCAAGAGGTGTAACACCTAATAAACTAATAATATCAGGACGAGTTACTAATAACTCCTTTTTCTCTTTTAAATCAATAGAAGGCATCTAGTTTATATATTTAGTAAGTTAGTAGCTACTATAAACTTTTGAGGTTTACCGCTAGGAATAAGACCTTCGACAGAGTTCTGACCTTGAATATCAGTAAGACGGACAATCTTATAGCCAATACAAACTACTGTTTCAGCAATAGTAGTAATCAACTTACCATTATCTCCTTTCTTTTCAGTAGTAACAGGATTCACTTCTGTACCAAGTAAACTAATAACAGAACCACTTCCAACTTTACGGAATATCTCACCACGAGCAATACTAAGATTTAAGTCTTGGTCACCACGAATAAATTCAGCAAGATTATAAGGAGTAAGTTCGTTACTGCGAGGATTACAATCTATGCCAGTAAATACATCAGATGGAGCAACATATAAGAAACGATTAAGCATAGCTCTATCTTCTTCCTTAACATCATCGGCATAGTTAGTCTTAACTAATATAAATCTAGTACTACCAGTACCCTTTAAATCAGGATTGATAATCTCACGAAGTTTAGCAGTCTGAATAATAGCGACAATACCAAAATGCTTAAACGGAGTTATATCTTTAACTCGGTCAGAAACATATTTGAAATCAATTTCTCCAATGTGTTGAGGAACTAGGAAAGTTTCTCCTTTAGTTTTGTTCTCTAAATGTAACATGATTACTTTAATTAGATTGTTAATACTATTAATTAAGTTGACTAGCATTACTAAGAGTAATATATGCACCAGTCATTAATAGTACAAGTATACGAATAATATTCGTACTATCAATATCTAACTCGTTAAAAAACCTTTAGAATTGTATTCGCTATATAATTCACATCCGTTCACACTAGTTCACATTAGTACATACTCTAATACAAGTCCACTACTTAACTAAAATATCGACTAAATCTTACCATTCTATTTTTACAATCCTGATGCTAAATCTTCGGACTCTTCGATAGAAGAGGAGAAAGGTAATACACAATAAGACCCAATAGACAACCAATACTATATAATATAAGTAAGACCAATTAAGGACTTAAAGGAATTAATTAGACTAATAGGACTAACTAATAGGATAATTCTTCTATAAGAAGAGTTAGACTACTAACAACAATAGATATACAGAAGGGAATTAGAAATACTATTAGAACTAACTAATGTATATAGACTTAGAAATAGGACTGGAACTACTGTTAGAAATAGAATTAGAAATAGGACTAATAATGAACTTAGAAATAGGATTGGGACTATTAGAAGAAATAAACTTAGAGGTACCACTATTAGTGCTGCCCCACAAAATAATATTTTTCGTGAGTATATTTTTATCGAGACGAAGCTCCTACCACACACCCCTCCCCTTACTAAACCAATTCCAATACCCCCGTCAAGACCAAATGACCTTAAACATATTGCTATTAATATAAATGTTTAATTAAATACTTATGTTTATGATATTTCTATTGTTGTTATCAATAGCAGTAGCTATGACTACTGCTACTTATCTTTCTGCTATTAGAAGACAGAAGCGGGATTGGAGAAAGTATGGTCGTGCAGGTGAAACCTACGACAAGTTTTGTTCACGTTATTACACTAGATACGTATGAATATTAGTGATAAACTAAAAGTGGTACACTTAGCATTAAGTATGCTAGGTGTGCCAGTATTCATACATCTAAGTTACATTAAGTTGTATGATAACCATGTGAATAGCTTTCTAATACTATTAGTAGTGTTAGTACTTATACTAGATGCTAACGATGTTGTTAAAGAACTATTGGCTTAATCAAACCAAATGACTTTAAACATATTGCAGTTACTATCAAACCAAATGACTTTAAACATATTGCCATTGTGCGTGTAGTCGGGATGCACATTGGTTGAACAGTTGCCGACTGATTTATAACATTTAATTTCATTTTTATTATGGGAACTAAAGTTAATGATGCTGCTAGATTAGCAGCCGAAGCAGCTGCAAAAGCTGCAAAAGAAGCTGCTGAAGCAGCAAGTGCTAACGCTGAAACAGTTGCTACTGATGATGCTACTGATGAAGCTGCCGATGAAGCTGTTGATGCTCGTATAGTTAACCTATCCGAGTATCAAGGACAGGAAGCAGACGATGTTACTCGTCTGTTGCTTGACCGTCCTGATTTTGAGAATCATGATAGCTTGATGATTACTAATATCATTGATAATAGCAGTCGTTATGCAGGTGCTCTTACTGTTGTTGTTAATCGCAACATTCCGCAGTTTGTTAAAGATGCTGCTAGTGGTACTTATGTCGAGTCTACAACTCGTAATATATTTACTACTCGTATTCAGCTATCTGCAATTCTTAAAGGTCAGGGCGAACCAATGCTTGCCAATGCTGTTATGACTGCACCGTTGTCAGTGCTGCACGTTATCTTCAAGAAAGCACGTATTAGCGTGCTTGGACACGTACTTGCGCAAGGCGAAGTATTCGTTAATCCGTATGCCGCTAAAATGTCTCGTGAAGAACGTGTTAATGAACACGACCGTTACGAGTATTTCCCGTACGAACTTAGTATGCGTACGTTGTCCCTTGCGGACGAAATGCTCGTGGCTGACATGTTGGCTAAATACCAGCCTGATGCAGAGGGTGTTGCTTAACCAGTTACGTAGGAGAGGGAAACCTCTCCTACTAAACTAAGAATACACCATTCGGCACGTGTTCGACAATACTCTCGACTTGTGTGTTCGACAATACTCTCGACTTATGCTCGCTGTCCGGCAAAGCCTTCGGGCACAGCCGTCCGGCAAAGCTAATCGGGATTGGAAACGACACTAGCCACCTGATAAGCGAAATGCCACAACTGATAAGCGAAGCTAACCAACTGATAAGCTAAAATCATAAACCAATTTAAATAACAAAAGTATTATGAAGATAGATGAAAAGAAAACTATAATAAACATAGATGTTATAGCTGTTGATACTCTTGAAATCACATACGATAATCATACAACTCAAATGATTCATCCTAATGATATAACCGAATACATATCTAAGCTAAAAGCTAAGATTAAAAGATTATCAGACATATTATCCGAGCTTGACTAGTTAGCAAGCTAAAATCGCCTTTCGACGATATTTCTCTTAGACGGATTCTAAATAACAAAGTGGGCTTATATATATATATATATATATATATATATAAAAGTCAGGCAACACTTGCGCGCGTACCTTATTATATACGTGCGTGTACGCGTGCGTATAATAGGTACACGTGCGTCCGCCCACGCGAAGTATAGGTAATAGGATTATATTAGGCGAAATTGTCTATCAGACAATCTCGCATAAATTCCTCCCTCGATGACTATTGTCGTAGACAATAGGAAGAAGCTCACACAATCACACCAATAACAACAAATAGTATCAATAGTATCAATAGTATCAAGACTATTACTAGTATTGACAACATCAATGCTCGGAAGGGTCGCTAAGGCTCCTCGTTAAGCTAGATAGTAGAGTAGACAATAGAGTGAGATAATACTAGTGGAGTAAGAATAGTAATAGGATGTAGATAAGAGAGATGAGTTGGTTAAGTAGTGAGACTACTCCCTCTCCTACCTCTACTCCTTCATTCTAACTCACCACTCTTACCTACAATGTTACAACTACTACTTAAACCTCTTCGTTTATGGAGTTAGGATTTGAATCCTATTCTATAATTCTACTATTAGATATTATTATAGTCCTAATTATTGGTTGTTATTGTTAGTTCTAAGTTCCTAATATCTATGATATTAGTCCTTAGTATTAGAATTATGGTCGTTAGAATTATGGTCGTTATTATTGTAATTGTCTTTGTTATTAGTCCTCTATAATAGCTGTCTCTTATACACATCTGACGCTGCCGACGACTAGTCGAGTGTAGATCTCGGTGGTCG